TGGTAATTATGGTGCTGCCACGGCTGGTGATAGTGGTGCTGCCACGGCTGGTGATAGTGGTGCTGCCACGGCTGGTAATGGTGGTGCTGCCACGGCTGGTAATTATGGTGCTGCCACGGCTGGTGATAGTGGTGCTGCCACGGCTGGTGATTATGGTGCTGCCACGGCTGGTGATTGTGGTGCTGCCACGGCTGGTGATAGAGGTGCTGCTACGGCAAGAGGAAAGGCTTCAACAGGATCTAATGGTTTGTCAGTAGCAAGAGGAAAAAATGTTCAGGTAAAAGGCGGAATAGGTGCAATTTTGGTCATAGCTGAGGAAAAGGAAGATACGTATGATATTGTTGATTGGAAGGCTGTAGTAGTTGATGGTGAGGTTGTCAAGGCTGATACATGGTATAGACTGGAAAACGGTGATTTAGTGGAAGTTGATTAATAGTTTGCTGATAATACAATTAGAATTGGAAAGGAGTTAACATGCCAATAAGCAAAACATATAATATGGACTGTATGGAATACATGAAAAGTATTTCAGATACATTCCTAATAATGATTCGGTTGAAGAGTTTAATATCCGCTTGAAAGAGATGGGATATATGGATGAGTTTAAGTTTAATGGATAATCCTCAAAACGTAAAAGAAAGGAATATTTATGATAGAAATAGATTTGAATGATACCGTTAGTGTAGAGCTTACAGAATGGGGAGCCGCATATCTTAATGCAACGAATATATTTAAGGAAATAACCACTACACAGAAATGCCATTATAAGACTGACTATAAAGCAGGTGATGTTTACAAAAACCAGCTTTGGGAGTTGATATTGGAGTTCAAAGATGGGATTAGATTTGATAAAGAGAAGGCTTTTAATAAATTGAAAAAAGTAATTGATCAATAAGGAACAAAACAAGAAAAAATTGAACAGCAATGAGTGAAACAATACAATTATCCCCTGGTCTTGTAGCTGCCTATAAGGAACTATTGACCAACCCAAAGAAGAATGGATTTGATTTTCGTCCGATAACCGAATGTTTCAGAGAAATCGAAACGGTAACTCCAAAGCATGAATTATTTAATGTGTACATTGAATATCTGCAAAAACCATTACCCAAAGTAATATTTTACATTATCATGGATGAACTTTATGGTAACTTGACAGGACGGGCTATGGATGCGGAAGGTAAATCGGGGTATTTAGGGTACAAACTTGAATTTATAAAAGAATGATTATGAATGAAGTTAGAAAGCTATATAACGATGATGGATGCGTTCTTAAAGAGGCGTCTAGCAATGACTATGAATCATGGAGTTCAGCAAGAACACTTGGTTCTACGGAAAGAAGGGAAGAATACAGAAACCTATGTTATAATTTTGAATATGAGTGGGGAACTAATATCCTCACTGTACAAAGAAAGGAGTATGTGATGAGGATTGTGAATACATGATAAACTTTAAATAATAGTATATGAAACAGACAGTAGAAGAAGCGGCAAGGGGATATTCCAATGATTGCAGAAACAGGCAGCGTCATTGTGAACCGTACTGCATTGTTGACTTTATTTATGGTGCAGAATGGCAGTCGAAGCAATCACCGTGGATAAGTGTCAAGGACAAGACTGGTTGTGACACATCAGATGATTGTATTGTAATGGTTGCGAATGGTGATATATTCAAAGCGTATTTTTCATCTAAAAACAAATGGATGAAAAGTAATGGAGGCTATTATGATGAAGTGATAGATGATGTTGTTGCATGGATGCCCATCCCGTCTTTCGACGATATACTATAAGCCAACAAGGATGTGCTTGAACGGATTAAAGAAAAAGGAGATTAATATGGAAGTAAAAAACGGAATAATAATAGATGGGGTGCTGCATGAAATGATTGATGCGTTCACTATAAATTTTGATTGCAGTAAATGTTCATTGCGTAAGGAATGCAATGAGTGTAAGATGGAGTATAAAACATATCTATGCAATGTGATGGGTTGTTTCTGTTTTGTCAATCGTGGTAAAGTAACAGAGATTAAGATAGATAAGGAGGAATAACTATGGGATTTACAACACAGTGCTTTATACGCAAAAACACACCGGAGCTTCGGAAGAAGCTGGAAGAGTTGGGATATGAAATACTTAATTCTGGCAATACAACCTTAGATGCACATAATTATGACGGCAATGGAAGTCATAAAAGCATTGAAGAAGGAAGAGCAATCATAACATCTTATGGGAATTTATATGGGGTGATATATGATATAGATACCGTAACCAAGAAAGGAAGGATTGATTGCGGAACAAATGAAGAACTATTCCTGGCTATCGCTGCATTGAGGGATGATACAGACAAGTACCAATGGTTTACGGATGGGGATAAGTGGATTCTGTGTCCTGAAATCAAGTTCTCTACTTATTGGGTTTACAATGATATTGATGTTAATATAGATACCGTTCACAAGGCTACCGTAGACGAATTGATCGAATACTTTAAAGGAAAGGAGGAATAATGAAAGCAAGAATAAAAAGAAAAATACAAAAAAGACCATTCCTATACAATGTAGGACAAGTTTTTAAGGCTTGTGATTGGCTTACTGAAATTCAGCGTGGAAATATAGTTTGGCATCGGTATCATTCATTTGGTACTATTATTAAGCGTTATGTTTAAATAAATGATTAAACAATGAAAGCAAGAGTAAAATTAACAGGAGAAATTGTAAATATCAAGGATCTATATGATGATGGCACTGCATTGGTGAATGATGAATATTTAAAAATATCAGAACTTGATTTCTTTAGTGAAACTATCGACTGGGAACAACGTAGATATGAAATAGCAAAGGAATGTGTTGCTGTACTTATACGTAATATTGATATCACTCTTGAAGATGCAGCAAAAGTAAGTATAAAACAAGCTGATGTCCTAATTAAAAGACTAAAGGAGAATAATGATGAGTGAGGAAGAAATACGTAATATAATCAAGGTTCAATTGCAACATTTAAGTAAAGAACAGTTAATAGACGTTCTAACTGATATTTGTATGGTAATTCCTGCTTTTAGAATGTCACACGCTTTGAGTAGCTTGCAATGTACCAATATAAAAGATGCCATAGGTGGAGTACAACAAGTAAATGCGATTTTTAGTCCATTGCAACGAATAGCAGAGAAGGAGGTGAATAATGAATAGCGTACAGACACAAACACTTTCCATTAAAGGAGATGGAGGTGGTGAAGCATATATTGACTTTTGTGATGGACAATTATGTGTTTCTGTTCTTATAGAAGGGAAACAGGCGGATTTTCACTTTGAGCCTGTTACTTTGAAAATGTTTGCCCATGCTTATAAGTTGCATTGTGAAGAATGTGAAGAATGTGAAAAGAAGAAAGGAAAATAACCATGAAAGTGTTAACTAATAACAATTTAGAAATGAATACAACTTTTGAAAAATCGGCTAATAGTACCGATCAGCTACCCACTAGGTTAAAAGCCCAAGTTGATTAGACTAATCGTTAGGAGAGAATATATAGTTAATAAAGGTTCTATCAATTGTAAGCATTTGCGGTTGATAGATAAAAGAAAAAGTATATTAACTGAAAAACGAATACTAGTAAATTTATGAACAATTTAAAATTATATATCGCCCGTGACGAAGGCAAATGGGATGAAGATGTACAAAAGGCAGGAGAACTGAACCTGTTCTATGATACCCCAGAACTTCTGTTTGATATAGACAAACGAATATCATATTGGGGTAATTCCCGAAAGATAGCGAATATTCCCTCTTATATGTATCCTCAAATAAAGGATAAAGAGTGTTATGTTTTCAACGATATTGAGTTATACCAAAGTTTTAACTAATAATAGAGAGGATAGGCAGTTAGCCTATCTTCTCTTTTCGTATTTTCTTTTCATTTTTCTTCTTTCCACCCGTGTCATTCCCATGCTTTGAGCAATACCGAACAGGATTTCCTTTTCCGAATCGTTAAGCATATCATACACCTCTTCTTTGCTTTTTCCGCTAATCATAGCCATAAAAATCTTTTTCATAATGATTTATTTTAGTTTTTTCTTACAACAATCGCAAATTTCGTCTTTTATAGGCTTTGTAAATAAAGCACCTACATATCCTGCAAGATATCCGGCTTCTTCTGATGAAGGCTTTATGCCGTAATAGTCAATTATATGACCAATCATGTGTTGTTTTTCATGCTCTAGTGTATTCATAAATTCTTCATCAGACGTACTGTGACTGATAATGATTACAGTGCACTTATTGTTTGAATACGTTACACCGTAATTGTATTTTTCAGTCTTTATCTTATCCGTTATCCTGTTCAGCAAATGAAAAGGACAGCCAATATATTCTAACCTGTATATTGCTCTTAAGTAAGAGTGTTTGTCTACAGAATAGAACACATCAACTGTCCAATCATATTCTTCGATGTATAGTCTTTGTCGTACCATAACAATTAAATATAATCTTCCCAGGAAAACGGAGTTCCACAAGCTATACATTTAGCATAATACTCATCTAGAGCACGTGTAGGGCTTCCGTCAACATCATCAAGATAATCTTTCACAAACATACAAGCATATTGTTCGTTGACTATAGACGAACCCATATAATCGGCACGTACCATATTCAACACATAAACCTTGTTGTATTCTACATCATTCTTCAATTCAACATTGAATTGTTTCATCAATGCTTCTACTTGATCCTTGTCATACGGGTGTAACTTGTTTCCGTTTCTATCTTTCATCTTTGAAACGGCATATTCACATAATTTCTTAGAGAAGTTCCATCCGTGTTCCGCAAGATATTTTTCCATTCCCGAAGGAAGTTTCTCATATACATCTAATCTCGTTCTTTCCATAGCTTTTGTTTTTAAAAAGATAGCCCGTAGCAAACCACTACGGGCTTAAACCAATTTAATTAGCGTCTACGTCTGGCGTAAGGACCAGTACCTTTGACTCCGCGTCTTTCTCCGTACTCATCATCATCATCCCAAATACGCCCATCATCGTCCATTCTTCTACGCATTCCACGCTCACCGTAACGTCCATCCATTTCCTCCATAGCGTCACGATAACCTTCTTTATACGCTTTTTCTAATTCCCGGTCCATATCTTCACCTTCAAAGCTACGGCCCATTCCATATACTTTCCAACCCATAGTGTTTATTTTTTATTGTTGTTATTATTATTGTTTGTATGTTGCACGTCAGGCAATTTGATACCAGAAGCAGCAAGTTGTGCAAGTATATCCTTTATCTGTGACAATTCACCTTTAAGTTCCTTCATCTCCTTGTCCTGCTGTGCCTTTTCGGCAAATGCAGGATTCAATGCTGTAAGCATCTCATCGCAGCTTTTGATTACTTTCTGATGGTATTCCACAGATTCCACAACCCTTACACTACTTATTTTCATTGCTTCTATCTCTGCATTGATGGCATCCTTGCTTTCCGATACAACCACATTTCCGCCTACTTGGGAAAAGTCTGCTATACTAAGATTGGCTGGCAACTTTTGAAAATCAAGAGTATCATCTCCAACCTTAACTTTCACATCCACAACCATTTCATTTTGCGGAAGAGGATATGCTGTATATCCGTTCTGATATTTAGGAACAGGATTTGAAACACTTACCACAGTGCCCACATCACATCTTGGGTTTTCCCCTTTATGCAATATGAAAAACTGCTGTCCTTGTCGTATTGATTGAAACATACTTATTCTAACTTTTTAATATCATTTTACAGTGCTTCTAGCCTGTGCGGCAGTAGCAGGTGCAACGATATGATTAACTACTTGAAATATCCCATTACATTTGTCGTAATAGACAAAGTATTTATTGCCTTGTGAAATTTCACTAGACGGAATCTGATCTCCCGAACCGTTTACCAAAGGAACCTTGCTTGTGGATGTTGATGTGGTATTTGTCAGTGTGGTAGCCACAGAAACAAGATACCCGTCAGATCCGGCAGCAGGAACATGGTTTACACTCAGAAGTAAGATACCTTGATTAGGTAATCGTCTGAACAGGCACGGGCTAATACCATAGATAACCTCTGAATTTGTCGTGTCTGTTGTTACAGAAGATGTCCGAACAAACGGTATCCCTCCAAAGTCAAGTCTATGTACCCCTCTGAAACGGTTAGCATTATATCCCATCATATAAGGATTAAAAAAATAACTCATAACTTTTCCCTTTCTTTATAATTTTAGTATTTTTGCATCGGGATAGATAGGAGTGATCAGCCTATTGAAAAGGGTTCGCTAACGCCCTTCCCTCTTTTTTCTATGTTAGCATCACTAAAACTAGTTAGCAATGACAAACGAAGAATTTATTAAGAGCATCTCCTTGGAAGGAGAAATTTGGAAAGACGTAATCGGATATGAAGGATTATATATGGTATCTTCTTTTGGAAGAGTGATTTCACTAGAGAGAAAAGTTTCAAATGGGAAATCATTTAGAATCGTTCCTTTTTCTATTAAGAAACCAAATATCATCAATGATAGAGTTAATTATAAACGATATGAATACCATTTATATAAAGGTAAAAGAGAAAGAAAAGCAATAACTGCACATAGAATTGTTGCTACTGCATTTATTCCTAATCCTAATAATTATCCTTCAATAGACCATATAGATGGAAATCCGTTTAATAATCATATCTCTAATTTAAGATGGTGTACTAACTCTATGAACATGAATAATCCTATAACAAAGAAAAGAATTTCATTAGCTAAAAAGGGAAAATTAAATAATTCTAAGAGTATTCCAGTAGTTCAATTAAAAGATAATGAATTAATCCAAATTTATCCTTCTGCTATGGAAGCTAAGAGAAAAGGATATATTTTATCTTCTGTTTTAGAATGCTGTAAAAGCAAATTGAAACACCATAAAGGATATAAATGGATGTACCTATCCGATTACGAAGCCCAATTCAATAAGTCAAAGAACTCTTAACTAAACTTTAGCAATTGCAACCACAGTTGTCACCAGCAGCGTAACCTGCGCCAAAACCAGCCATGAACGGATAACCATATCCACAACCGCAATTTGGATTAGGCACTATATAGGATGGAACCGGGCACGGAGCCTTAAGTTGCCCAACTATATTTGCAGTCTGTGCCTGCTGAGAAGCAGCTAAAGCTAAATTGCTATTTTCCTGTCTGAGAGCATCAATCTTGTTTTGCATTTCACGCATTTCAAGCTGACAGAACTTGTCATTGATGATTGCGCTTTGAGCATCAATCTTAGCAGATATGATGTTAAACTGAGTGTTTGCATTGCTTGTCAAAGTATTAGTCTGCTCTACCGTAGCCAAACGGCTATCACATCCTTGACGTTCAATAGCTGTACGGATATCGCAGCAGCAAGAAGCAAGCTGAGAACCGATAGCTGCACTATTGGACTGAATTGAGTTGATGATCTGTTGAGAAGAAAGACCTACCTGATTACCAACTTGCTGAATCTGTCCTTGAATTTGGCAGATAGCATTTTGCAACTGTTGAGTAGAGCAGTTCAAAGAACTAGCCAACTGGTTGATAGCTGTTCCGTTTCCTTGAATAGCATTCATCAACAATTCACGTCCTGCTTCATTGTTCAATTGAGCAGGGATTCCGTTTGCTCCATTGCCAAACCCGTTACCGAATCCGTTACCACCCCACAGGAAGAATAGCAGGATAATCCAGATCCAATAGCAACCAGCACCACCCCAAGCATCTTGATTTTTGTTTCCATTCATCAAGGCAGCTACAAGATTGGGGTCTAATCCTTTATTCTGCAACAGTGCAGGAATCATTGACATAATACCTGCGCTTTCTCCAGCGGCAGGATTGTCGAACATAAAAATTTTGTCTGAACCCATAATATTGTAATTTAATGTGTGTGTATTATAACTCCCGTAAAGACTGTGCACTCATCTTTACGAAAGTAAATTTACAACATGGGTGGTCTAAACAAAAATAAAAATTTCAAAGCGTAACTTATTGTGTTTCAGATAGTTTAAACTTGTTAAAGTAAGTTATTTCCTTGTGGAATATTTTTTCTATTTGTATATTAGCGCAATAATTTTAAAATAGAGGAATTGAAGATGAAAGAATTAAAAAAATGGAATAATAATCCAATAAAGATTACGTATTTAATACCTAGTGGAAACAAGTATGCTTATATAAAATTAGGTGACACTGTTGATCTGACGAACGGAACATATAAAATAACCGCTTTGGATAATGAAGAAAACATTTTCCAAGCGGTTAATATGGAGAATAAAGATGATTGTGTTACAATGTATGCGTATGAGGTAGTCTAGTTTTTAGTTTTATATTTTCCTCTTGGCTTTTTTGGACGGACAAGCCCGTTATTCTTGAGAGCATCTAATGAATCTTTCAAATAAACGGGTTTTGTCATTCCTTGTACCCTTACCGGAGACAATAATGGTGTTACAGGATGAAATTTAGTACCTTTGTATGTAAGCCTTGCAAACTCGGTGTCACTCACATCAAGATACTTTATGGCATTTTCTCTATCGAAATAAGACGGTATGATAGTTGATCTGTTTATTGCGTCAGTTAGAAAGTTAAACTGGTCTGCATTAACATTTGAATTTCCGCTTTTCAATGCTAGAGATATCCCGTCAAGTAAGGAAGCTAATATAGTGTTATAATTCATGCCCATGACTTACTCGATAGATGATATGTTTGCTGTTCCCGTAACACTCACCTTGCTTCCTGGTGTGACTGAAAAATATTCCACCGTTCCTGCCGGGAGAAGCATTCCTGTTGGTGCTATTCTGCTTGATCTGCTTTTCGTTTCCTGTACCAATGAGATACGGCATCCATCCGATGTCGCTACCCTTATCAAGTTTGACAATACTGTGTACTCCTTATCGGTAATATCTTCGGATGCTGATATTCTTGCAGCTACTATACCTTTTAACGCTTCATCCTTTGAAGCGTTTTTTGTGGAGAAATACCCACCTATCTGTTGTTTGTCATTGCTCTCCATATCCTTTTAAGTAAGATTGTTTAACACTTTCGGCAAACTCGTTCAGCTTTACATAATCCGGGTCAAGTTTGTTTAAAATACCTTTTCTGAGAGCCGCTTCTTCCTCTCCGTTTGGAAATTCATCCTTTATGGCGGCATCTACCGTTTTGTCGTATGATACAGGGTTCTTTACACGCTGTACATCGGCTTTCCACTTTTTGACAAACTTTTCCTGTACAATATTTCCCATATCGTCCGTTTCGGGTTCGTCAACTTGTTCAATGTTTAAATGAACATTGCTATATCCAGTGCCTAAATCAAAGATAAAGGCAGGCTTCTCGTCAAAAATCAAACCTCTTTCCATAGTTTAAATATCTAATGTTCCATCAAAATAATAACCCCTATTGAATTTTATGACAACATCTTCCAAAGGTAAAAGACTTTTGTCTACTTGGGAAAGGAATGCTCCTAATGTTTCGTATCCGCCTTTCATAAAGCATTTTTCTCCTTTGAACATTATCTGCATCCTTACCCATGTGCTATTGTCCTTCTTTGTGGATGGTCTTACATCGAAATCAAGAATGTCTATATGTTCATCGACAAGTTTGTCTATCTTCACATCTTTTCCGTCAAACTTTCTTGACACCCTTATATTCAAGTCACTAATCTTTGTCATGTGGCTATTATTATTAACTAAAACTTTATTAATTAAGTTTTTAGAATCACAGTGCATCAACATACCCATATAACTCGTAATTGATTTTGGGTTATTACGTTTTGACGCAAAGTTTTTCTTTATTCTCTTTCTTATTTTGGTATGACCGGGAGTAAAGACGAATCCACCGAAATCTATTCCTTCTGAAACGGGGAATATCCTGTAATTTTTCTTCATCTCTAGCTTCTTTTCATACCACAGGTAATTTCTTATCCTCCACAGCCATTCATGCAACTGTTTCTTGTCGTGGGATAATATCACCATATCATCGGCAAATCTGAAATAATGCTTTACTTTGAACTGCTCCTTTATAACATGATCCAAAGATCTTAATACCAAATGGCTTCCTATCTGAGCGTCAGGATTACCAATAGCCAGACCTTTGTTGCTGTAGTTAAGCGTATTCATAAGCCATAACGCATCCCTGTCTTTCAAGTCCTTGCTATATGCCTTCTTGTAAACGCTGTGCCTTACAGACGGATAAAACTTCTTAATGTCCATTTTTAAAACGTATATTTTTCCGTTTTTATCCATTTCAAGCAATGTACGTTTCATCTTTCTCACAAGGGAGTGCTTTTTCACCTTGCTTGTAATACCCCTTTTGGGCAGACAGTTATATGAATCAAGTGTAAGACTTTTTGTCCATCTGTCCATCATGGGTATCAAAAGGCTGTGCTGGATAATCCTGTCTGGGTAAAACGGGAGTTTGTGTATCTCCCTTACTTTTCCTGCATCAGTCACTTTCTCTATCACATCATACTTGCTTACCTTGTATGATTTGTCTTTGAGCATCTGATAAACATTCTGATGATATTCATCCTTATGTTTCTCATAATCCCTCACACCCCTGTGATTTCTCTTTCCTTTCTTTGCCTTTTCAGCAGCAGAGATAATATTATCCATACTGCTTATCGTTTCAAAAATATTGTTCAATCTTTTCATCTTACGTGCTTTTCTTTGTCCGTTGAGCCAAAGATAACTAACTTTCCATATACCTACAACTGTAAATGTACTAATAAGTTCCCATCCTCAAACAATGGGTTGTCTTGACATTTTTCATCTTCCTGACGAGGCTTCTGTATAGCAGTAATTTTTTTAGCACGTTAGCTGCCACCGATGTTCGTGTTCGCGTTCGAAGGATCATGGTTCAAATTACCATTCCGCAGAGAACAATTGTCGTTGTTCGACTTACCACCAAAGTAAACACCACCATTCTACAGACCGCCTTTTTTCAACTAACCGCCTTTGACAGACTTATTTAACTTTGCTGACGCATTTGGTTAGATTTTTATTATGCAAACTTAAACATAATTAATATATTTTGCAAGTTTTGGGAGGGGGATTTTTCACTTCGTGAAAAATTAGGATTGGGTTATTGTACAACGAAAGCCGCCACCGAAGTTCGTGCTCGCGCCCGAAGGAACATGGTTCAAACTACCAAGCCGCAGAGAACAATGATCGTAGTCCGACTTACCACCAAAGCAAACACCACGCCTTCCAATCTTACCCGAACCTGCATTTCCCGTAAACCAGTTGTAATGGCATTCCCCCGTGTGAAGATTGCTTCCCTTGACCTCTCCAATGAGCGAGTTCTCAAAGTTCTTCGTTATGTATCCTTCACCTTTAGCCATAGAACCGACAAATTCATATGTGTTCTCAAATCCATAAGATTCCCCAGGATTCTTATCTGCGGCTACATTGTCTGTAGTCAGATTGTTTACGTCATAGGTCTGATAAATATCTATGGACGTAGAATCGTGCATGACACAATCTATTCCACTGTACCACATCCATATATCTCCCCACCCGACAATACGTCCGCGAATGATAGGCTGTGTGAAGCATATCTCTATTTCACGATTTGTTACTGCCGCATTATCCGGGATACTCCATCCGCTAGTAACAGTTGCATTGACAAACTTGGCTACGATACCTGACATCTCCCCGTCAGCCAATCCGTTATGACCTTGGAAGTTGTAGTATTTGTATTTTGTGCTTTCATATTCAAACTCGGTGTCGGGAGCGACATTGTGTTCCTTTGCGTATGACATGGCAAGCTGTGCTTCAAACATCTTCATGCAAGGACGGTAGTTGTTTATGAGTTGTGAAAAATTGTAAGCAGTTCCTGTTTCTGATGCTTTAAATCCTTGCCCGTTCAACTTGTAATATACATAGGTCTGACCGTCCGCCTTCTTGAACCTGACGCCTGTCATTTTTCCCCAGCTTGACGCATCGGGCGCAGAATCATTAGATGATATACCTTTTCCACATACAGATTGAGAATGAACATCTTTCGTTCTAAACTTTATAAACAAAAGGGTACACCACACATCCAAGTCAAATGCAAAAGCATTTGCGTATGGTAAATTAGATGATGTGTCTGTATTTTTATTTCTTGCATATTGTTCATAGTTAAAGCGTGAAATATTTGTTGTAGGCCATCCGCCTGTAGTCATGATGTTTACGCCCAACATTCCTGCTCCAGTAGTACCCATAATGGTATTATCTCTAATTGATCTCTGTTTGTTATCTTTTATTACTGAATATCCGATACACACAGCAAATGGAGCTACAAAGTCGGCCGTATCACCGCCATAAGTAAATGGTATATCTCCAACAATCCTTCTTTCATAAGTATCATCAGTTCCTCCATTAATTACCCAAAACGGCTTGGTATTTACTAACATAACATCAGTGCCATCGTCTACTACATCAGTGCCATCTATAATAATATTTGAAGGTGTTCCGTCAGCCATTTTAAATAGATTGGTTTGGTCGAAATATCCTACGACTTTTCCGTCCTTTACTTTAGCTAGGCGGAATGCATTCAATATAGGATGAGATACCTTAAATTCCTCTTTTCCTATCCATGTCTGATAGACGGGATCACTTTGCCCACGAGACATTTCTACACCATATACATTCCCTTGTTGTTGCTTTAATGAATCTAGAAATTGTTTGTCTATATCGGTAAAATCATTTGTAGACAATGATTTGCCTTCCACTTTATCCACCTTTTTATCTAAGGCTGTCTTTTGCGGATCAGATACAGGCTTTTCCGCGTCAGATGTATTGTCTACTTTAGAAAGTCCAATGTTTTCTTTTGTTATATTGACGTTCCCTTTCCTATATGAACTCTCATTGTTACCTTTTACACCTGTTACCATACCTTCTCTTATCTGAGATATAGTGACCGACTTGTTCTTCTTCGGTTCATCTGTAACGCATGGTATTATCTCTGTACCCGTAACGGTTTCAACGGGAGTCATTTCCGAAATTTTAAGATTTTCTTCCATTGTTAATCCTCTGTTAAAATTAAGTTGTTATTTTCAAGTAATATGTTGTTTCCGTCTTCCATGATTATGATATTATTGATAACTTCAAGTATTATTCTTGAATTGGCAAATTTCCATTCATTGTTTGAATATGGCATGTATCCATCCTTTGTTACAGATATGGACATGGTACTATTGGCTATCCCCACTACTTTTACTGTGCCATCAGATAGTGTATTGTACTGTAAACCTTCTATCGTGACCGTTGCATTCTCTATGGGTGCTCCATTCACATCCACTACCGTTATAGTGACAATGGATTTTGGTATATAATAATCAATTAAATCCTGTTCGGTGAATCCATCGGTTTCCTTTGCCGGAACAGCATCAAATAGTATGGACTTATAGAATGCCAAAGAACCATATCTTGCAAAGGACTTATAATCTGATAGGAAGAACCCCATCGTATTACCTGTACTAGTATATGTTCCATTCAGTATTTGAGTTTCATCTCCTACATAAAGGGTCATTTTATTACCATTACCCGTAAGAATATAATCCGTCTTGACTTCCGAATCATTAGGTAATTGAACATTCATATAAGTACCATTTCCAAACCTACTAGTATTTTTACCCTGATTTTGCAAAAGTAACCACCCATTATTGTTATTAGAACCTGAAACTGTTGAAAACATACCTTTTGCTGTTCCAGTAGGTTTTATAACAGCACACTGATAAAACATCATATAATTTTGCAGGGCGACAAAATTCTGGACTTCACCATAATCATCCACTCCATCCGTTACTAGGGCATTCGGATAAAGCGGCTGGAACGTAAATTTAATATCTACATTATCAAAAGTGCTCTGACTGAACGTAAGCCCAATAAATTTAGTTTGAACTGTTTCCGTATTATTGGTATAGGTATATGCAGGAATTTCAAAAGTGCCATTACCTTTATTAGCACCTCCCGATTCATATATTCCCCATTTCAAATCGTCCGGCATACCTTCCACGGTTATAGTAAATGCAGGTCTTGTCAATGTTTCACCCACAGCCACAGAATTACTATCCCCTACGCCATTCTCAGTCCATATAATACCTAATATATTAGTGACTTTAGCAGTTATTTCAATAGAGTAATCGCCAAATGTACCTACTATACTATTTGACCTATTATGATATGATTTCGCATTTAACGTATATCCTCCCACACCACTCATAGCCGAGAACAGGAAATTATTCAATTTCAATGGTCTGTTGTTTCCACTGAAATCCTGTAGATAAGGATTGGATTTCAATATCTCGTTGGTAGGTACGGATTGTCTTGTAGGAATTTCCTCTACCACAATATTGCAGTCCACATCATTCACGTTATCACCCGCCAAATAAAATCCGAGATATCGTGTTGTCGTACCACTATTCTTATATTCCGGTATGTCATATTCTCCATCAAATGTTATCTTGGTAGAATAAATACCACTTTCTATTGAAAATCCCTGTGGAAGTCCTGTCACTCTTATCTTAAAAGAAGAAACAGCACTTGACGGGGAACATGGAGTTTGCCAAAAGTTTTTGTTTGCAGACGTAGGTGTATGGGTGATAGTGCACTTGTTTATAGTGCTATCATAGCTAAGTTTTCCTCCGTCATTTATGAATTGATTTGCATAAGTAACGCCGGGAATATAAACATCCACAGGCTTAGCCATATCATACCAAAACACCATGTGTTTTGGTATCCATTTCTCTATGATTTCGTTTATATTCGTCTCTACCTGCCATGTTCTAACAAGCCCAAGACGCCCTATGTTAAAAAATCCTATCTTTCTCATACTGCGACCAATTTTCAGACGAAAGCAATTTTTCAAACTCAAAGGTTCCTGTTTCATAGGTATCGTAAGGGTAAGGATGCTCTATACCGTCTTCCGTAAGTGTCATAGGCATTGCTTCCAAAACCCTTTCTATATGTATCATATAATACAGCCCGTCAACTGATTTTCTGAAAACGGACAAATCTTCATCCGAAAACATAATCTCGGAGTCCATTTTGGGAACTATCGAAAATTGCATAATTTGTTTTTTTATCTATTATCGCAAAGATAGCATAAAATTCGTTAAACAATTTGGTTATGAGCAGTTTTGTGCAGTATATTTGCTTAAAAATAAAAAATATAATATCAATGAATGTATTAAGTTTATGTGATGGTATAGCCTGCGGTAGAATTGCTCTTGAACGAGCAGGGATAAAGGTGAATAAGTATTACGCAAGCGAGATAAATGAACCGTCTATTAAGGTGGCATTAGACAATTATCCTGATATCATAGAGTTAGGTGATATCAGGAATTGGAAAGAATGGAATATAGAATGGAAAGATATTGATCTGTTGATTGGAGGTACACCATGCCAGGATTTCTCCCGACTTGGAAAGGAGAAGCTAAACTTTGATGGTGAACGTTCTGGGCTGTTCTTTCAATATGTGAACATACTTAATCATATAAAACAGTTTAATCCAAATGTAAAATTTATGCTAGAAAACGTGAAGATGAAATCCGAATGGGCTGATTTGATATCATCTCACCTTGGCGTAAATTATATATACATAAACAGTTCTGATTTCTCCGCACAAATAAGGTCAAGGTATTATTGGTGTAATTGGGAAGTTCCGTCATGGAATGATAAGGGAATACTGTTAAAGGATATTATTACATACGGTTATGTAGAAAAAGACAAGTCATGGTGTATGCTTGAGTCATGGAACAGATTTGCCAAGAACAAGGAATCACTGTTAAGAAGATACAAGAAATGCCTTACACCGCTGATATTCAGTTCTCCGGACTGTGATGCGGAAAAAGGTTTCAGGACACCAAATATTACAGAAGCGGAAAGATTGCAGACAGTTCCAGAAGGATACACAAAGTCAGTACAGCCACATATAGGGATGGGGCTTCTAGGAAATGGATGGACTGTAGATGTTGTTAGTCATATTTTTAAAGGAATTATATCATAAAGAAAGTCAGATAAGTAGATTTATTATGGAAATAAAGAATGGAATAATAATAGATGGTGTGTTGCATGAAATGAGCAAAACGTTCAATGAAAATTTCGTTTGCAGTGAATGTTCATTGTGTAAAGAATGCAAAGAGTGTAAGATGGAGCATGAATCATATCTGTGTAATGTGATGGGATGTTTCTGACGTTGCTTGAATACAAATGCAGTTGGTATGGTGTGAATTTCATTCAGATAGATCGCTTCGCCCCAAGCTCGAAAACCTGTGGCAAATGCGGCTATGTGTATAAAGGATTGAAACTTAGCGAGCGTAGTTGGACTTGTCCGGAATGTGGTACACACCACGACCGGGACTTCAACGCAGCTTGTAATATCAAGAAATTTGGCTTGAAAGCCCTACCCACGGAGCGAGGGAAAGTCAAGCCTGTGGACTGCCCAACGGTGGATGAACGACCTCGTGTCCTAAAAAGCTGCGGCAGGAAGAAGCAGGAAAAAACTCATGCCTTTAGGCGTGGGGAGTTCACATGATAAAGTTATGGAGCTTACCGAGCATCCATGTGGAAGTAATGCAGACTACAGAAGTATTACTTTTTACTGTGATGACTGCCCTATAGGGCGTTTTGGGACAAATATGTGTACAAAAGAACAACAATATTCTAAATAATATTCAAAACAAATCAGAAATGAAGAAAATAGCAATTTATAAGCATAAGTCAGATATTGAACGGATTAAAGAGAAAGGAGATTAGATATGAAAACAGAAGAAGTAAAATTAAAGAGATACTTTCCAAGTGAAGGTATGGCGTTAAAAATAAACATCCGGATGTATGATTATAGTGAGCACAAATTTGTTGACAGCGTTTCATACACAAAAGAACAAGGGGTTATAATTGATGAAAATAGGTTGATATCAGTAGAAGAAGTACCTATGGAAGAGTATAATGATTGGATTAATAATACGCCCGGACTTGCAGTTTCGGCATTTAGTTTTTGAAATTATGAGAGGAAAATTGAAAACATCGTTTCTTGTGTCAGAAGATATGACTATTGTAGAAGGAACGGAAGTGGAAATAGTAGATATTCGCTATGGGTGTGAAACCTATTATATGTGCAATATACCATCAGGAATCTGTATTCCTATTGAAAGTAATAAAATAGAAATAACTGATTATACGCCTTTTGTAGATTGGAATACTTTGAGAAGGGAGTACGCATGTAGGGCAATGCAGGGTATTTTGAGAGTTTACTGTACTGTGAATGACCCTGAAAGATATGCACTTGTAGCCAAAGATGCTGTAAAATACGCAGACGCATTAATAGATGAACTAAGAAAATAGTCTTTCTACATATTCATTTAGGGAAAATGAAAAATCCCCTTACTAATTGGAAGCAAGGGGATTTTTCATTATAGTTCAGGTCCCATAGATATAAGTAATGTACTATCTTTATATGCCGCACTGTTAAGGCTTACCAAATTGCTATTAATGCAATATTTTTTACTTCTAGCGCAATAAGGAAAAATTCTAGAACAATAAGGAATATTCATAGAAAAATAAGGGTAAATTATTTACATTTTTATTTACAAATAAAATATGAATATATTGAAGTTGGAAAAACAAGTATAAAACAGATAGCTTTTATAGATTTCTACTGCCTGAGATATTTTTCCGGGGATTTTTGAGATTTTATTTGATTTTGTTTTACATTTCTACTTTTAGAATACTTCTGGTTAGCCCTTGTCAGATCCTTGATAATAGTTTCATCAAACACCTCGGAATATATCTCTGTTGTCTTGACCGATGTATGCCCCAAGAGTTTTTGGACGGTGGTTATCGGAACTCCCTGATGTACTAATAGGGTTGCACAAGTGTGACGGCTGGTATGGTAGGTGAACTTCTTGTCGATGCGCGCCATCCTTCCCAATTTCTGCAATGTCCGATTAGTGTCCGAATTGCAACCTAATGCAGCCAGTTGTTCGATGCTGTCGTACTTCCGCATTATGCCCAGTGCCTTTCCGTTAAATAATAGATATAGCGGAATATTGAGTTTTACGCCTGTTTTGATGCTATTCATAACTAGCCATTCCTTTCCGTCAACTGTTACAAGATTTTTATAAGTCAATTGTTTAAAATCAGAGAATCTCAATCCGCAATAGCAGCAAAAGAGAAATGCGTCCAGTATGTGCCGGCTGTTGTTCTTCCTGTCCGGCAGTTCAAGGTTCTCCAGCTTCTCCAAGTCTGCGGGCATCAGGAAGTTATGTTCCTTCTTCTCTTTCTTGATCTTAAACTTACGGAAAGGGTATGCCTCCTGTAATATATAGCCTTCGTTTATTGCTTCGTTAACCAAGGTACGAAGTATTCTCATGTGCTTCCCTACCGTATTTACTTTCAATCCTTTGTTGCGCAGAAATGCGTCAAACTCTTTCAAAAACGTATAATTTATATCAGTAAACTCTATCACGTTCCGGTATTCCTTCAAAGTGGCTACCGTGCCCAGCATGTTATCCTTGGTTCCCGGTTTCCTATCTGAATTCTCTATCGTTTGTATCGCAAACTTTAAAAACGACACAACTGGTTTAATTCCCTTTTTTACAGCCTCCTTTAACGTGGAAAGGTTTGATTCAAGCCCTCTTTTCCAGTAGCTAAGTTCTATAGCCTGCAACTCCAGTATTTTTTCGTATAGCATTGCATTAAGCTCATTTGATTGCGGATGGTTGATAACTTGGGCACCATCCTTACTCCAACACTCCGGCTTTAGGTAGATATTTGTTTTAAAATATGATTTCCGCTGGTTAAGATAGGCTTCAATCTGTACTAATGCGGTTCCCTGTCGGTTTAGTTTGTTTTGTCGGTTATAAACCAAACGGTATCTGATCTTCTCTAACATACTCAACTTTTTGTTTTGAAGTTAAAAAAAATCTTCTGTATTTACAAAATAAACCACAAAAAATGCTTCTGGGAGGACTTTTACCTATTGTGAGCGAAAACAACAACGGACTTGCTTGGAAAGGAGGCTTTATAGACAGATCTAAAATAACATCCAATATGTCTATTGACAATTATACTAATCCAGGAATGTACGGTTTAGATGGATGTCAAGATTCTCCATATAAATATGGTGGGCTAATAGTATTTAAAGCTAATGTTTTAGTTGTACAAATCGTGTATGATATGCAAGGTTCAAACAGACCCAAATATAGGCAGAATTGGGCTAATCAAGGTTGGCAATCATGGTATTCTTTTTAACAGAGTATTGGCATATTTCACGATCTGGGAGGACTGATTGGGATAAATGATACGTGGTTAAGGTTCAGAGATAATAAAGAAATAGAATCTCAAGACGAATTAAATTCTATGCAATATAGCGGAATATACTTACTATCACAAAATTCAAAATTAGAATATGTCCGTAATTGTGTATTAGTTGTAATCGGCAAACCTAATATCTGTTGTATTCAGAATCTATATAATTATAGCGGAGATATTTATAAATATCGAGTGAAATGGTTTAGTGACAGTTGGGGTAATTGGAAAACCGTATCTTTGACATGATTTTCTTAAAAATTGAGAGCTGGGAGGACTCATCGGAATAAATGATACGTGGATAAGAAAACGGTTTGCAATAAAAGACTGCAACACAGCTATAGCCGGAGTTTATAATGTGGACGATACCACAACCAATAACTTCCCTACAGGAGCATATAAGTATGGAACGTTACTTGTGGTAAACTCTGGCTTTTTTGGATCTCAGTATTTTGTTCCTGACAATTTTAATGCGGATCCATACATATATATTCGGGCTATTAGTAACAATGGAACTACTTTCAATAAATGGGCTAAAATTAAAGTAACAATTATAACATAGATATTCTTCATGGAACGACCTGGGAGGACTGATAGGTACAGCTACGGCTAATAAGGATGGATTAATGCCTGCCGGACAGGTATTTACTAGCCCTAGTCGTGCTTTAAATGCTGGTCAAGTATGCCTATTATCTACTTCTGAATATAGCGTTGTATATAATGTTGTCGTTTGGCATCCATGGAGAGGAATAGCATCATATCACATATTGTTATCTAATGATTCTAGCAAAGCGACATATAAAGTTATAGCATTGTCCAATTTATCATCACAGAAATTTTATGTTACAATAAGTGACGACAAGACTATAAGTATTTATTTGGAAAATAATTCGGAAGGTCCAATGAATTTATCAATACAGCCAGTTACCAGTTTTAGAACTACTCCTGTGATTGCAACATTGCCGGAAGATGCAATTGAAGTTGTTGTTGAATAATAATTATACAATTCATGCTAAAAATCAGAGCTGGGAGAACTGATTGGGAATGCTACAGCCAAGAAAGATGGACTAATGCCTATGGAACAGTTCTTCGATAGAGATGTTAATCCCATTGAAGATTACAATACATTTACATGGAATGGGATTCGGAAAACAACTAAATCAACATCTAATTCTCCATTCGAAAGTGGTGATGGGCAAAATGCTGTTATATTTATAGGGACAAATGATGTTCAAAAAATAGGGTTTCAAGCAACCTATTCGGGGCAATTGATTAAGATCAGGCTATATTGGGTCGGTAGTTGGGGTAAATGGCAAACTTTTTCTTAGACATGATTAAAAAACGGGTGGTCCGGTACAAGCCGGTGCCACCCGATCCTGATATGCACAACGCCATATGCGGTGCAAAGGTAATAAATATCTGAATAAACCGCTATATTTTTCAAGATATAGAGATTTCTTCCAAATCTGATATACTGATTTCATCCGTCACGTTTGTGAAATAGAAGAGATCAGGGTTCTCTGAAAAAACCTCAATCTTGGTTCTTGTCCATGCACTGCTATAAACGTAAACATAAAAAGATTTTCTATCTTTAAAAAGTCTGATACTATTATATCCTTTTTCAAATAATTTATTTACGAATATATATTTGTCTGATAAGATCACACGAATATAGTTGCAACTATCCAATGTGCCATTAGGTGAGCTATATATATGTAATATATGATTAATATCACTGCCATAATCACAAACTTTAAACAAAGCAGTTTCCTTATTTCCGGTAGAAATATTATAAATCGTAGAATTTAAGGCTTGAACACTATCGCTCAAGCCTTTATTTTCTTTCGTAGCAATCCCTATCAGTCCTCCCAGGATTGTAGCTAATTGCTGTTTTGTAACTTTTGCCACGTTATTTCCTTTTACAACCAACGCATAATCAAAGTCCGTCAACTGCGATACTTCATTTAATTTTTTATCTGCCATAATCGTTTTTTTTTTAATTATTTATTACTACTTGATTTTCTACCACTTGAACATATCCGCCCGAAACAAGATTTTCCAAATCGAATGCCATGCCTATTCCACTGTCACGGATACAGAGATAAAGAACTTCCTTATCGGTGTAATACTTGCCTTCCTCCAGTACCATGTTATGTACCCAAGGTATAGGATCATCCAGTGTGCCGGAGTGCTCTATCTGCACAACCTTGTATAAGGATTCCGTACCCGTTCCCGGCTTCCAGTTCTCCTGCGGTGTATGTTTCTGTATAACCTCATAGAACGTGTTGCCATAGCGGAAGCGGAACTGCACATCAACCTCTGTACCTATCAGATCCTCCCATGCCGGAAAATAGTCTTTCTTTGACAATGCTTCTTCTGTAGTAAGCCCGGCATTGTTGATATTCGCTGAGATATCATTGAGCAACGTATCCACACGGTCAAGTGCTTCAACGTTTATAGCCGCCACATCAATAAATGACGCTTCGGCAATCATCTGCTCCTTCTGCTTTGATGTGATTTCTTTCCACATAGCCACATCCTCAGGACTGTTTATTACTACCTGATTTTCAAATCTTCGTTCCGACAGAGGCATATCCTCGGCCTGTGTCAGATAACAATCATAACCTGCTTGTAATATCATCCTTGTTCCTCCTTTTCTTTCGTGTCCAAATAATCGTTTATGGAATCCGCATAAACTCCCGAAAACAACGGTGTACAATCACGTATAATTCGTATTTCCCGTTCATCGTAATCTACTTCTCCCTTGCTAGAGTAAATCTTATGAGCCAAAGAACTGGCGGCTATGCCCGGAACATTTGTGTATATGGCGTTAGCCAATGACTCCGCAATATCCATCTCAACCCTGATATCCTTCTTTATCCCTGTGTAACAAGGAAATTTTGTAAAATCTATTTTCATAATTTGTATTTTATGGCATTATGGAACAAGTACTAACCATTACAAATAGTTATACTTGTTCCATATTTCAAGTTGCTAAGATAGCTAAAAAAAACGAAATAACAAAAAATGGAGTGTGGTTATGCTCCTTTTTTTTAAAACCATTTTTTCGCTTAATTCTTGATGAAGTGTGTATTTGTTATAGTTTATTTATCAAGTGTCCATTTGTTCATTAATGCCTAATTTTATTTTCGGTGTACGATTGTATATCAGTGCCTATTTTTAATTCCAACAATCAATCCAGTTCATAAACCACTTGTTATTATGCTTGTCATAATACATTGCTGCCGCCTTTGACTTGGCCAGGCCTATTGAAGTGCTGACCTCCCCGGAATTCCAGCCGACAAGATTTGTTCCGGCTATGGTCACATCACCACCAGAAACGTTTCTTATCCAGTAGAATTGCCCGTCCTCCGCAGTGGACGGAACAGTCAGCGTAATACCGGACGTTACAGCCATGATAACACTATCCATCACTGACAAAGTTGTGCTCTTGCTTATTCTGCGCAATCTGAGCCTAAACCCACAGATGTCCCCCTTGACGATATACAACGCATGATTCCCGGTATACTGAAAATTATTATCATCATAAGCATGGGAACCTTGTATGTCAAAATACATGCCCACATTGCCATACGCCGTATTCGTTATATTCCTATTAACCGAAATACGGGATGGGCATAATATTGCCCCCCCACTAGATGAAGGAAAAGTATCCGCTCCAATAAACACGCTTGAATAACTTCCGGTAAATCTTACCAAGTTGGCGGAAAGGAGCATGGCATTATTCCCGGAAACCGATTCCATACTTGAGGTGGAAATATTGAAACCGCCAATATTTCCACCTGTGGCAGTTATTGTCCCCGTGATATTTGCCTTCGTTGCAACAAGATTCCCTTCCTGATCCACCCGGAACGGAGCACTGCCCGGAACACCACCGCCAGCCCATATCCTTACAGGTGTCGTACCAGCTTCCTTGCTCTCTCCCCCTGTAAGACCGGCTACAACATTGTTATTTGAGTCCTTTATTATCAGTTCATTGCCTTGGACGAAATCAAGACTGGCGTTCTTGGCAATAATAAGACTGGTATAGATAGGACCAACATTACTTAATTCCGTCCAGTAGGTAGTGTTGGTATAGGTTATAGAAGACGAAGATGTATGTGTTTTAATACACTTATAAACATCCCATCCGTCCACCGCACTATTGTTTCTCACCATTACGATATCAATATACCGCGTGCCGCTTGTAAGGGATTCGTCATTTCTATACGTCACCCCGGTTTTCCATTCTGAACTCCGTATGATACATCCCTGTATTCCTTGTACGCCCTGATCTCCCTTATCTCCTTTGTCCCCCTTTTCACCATCATCACCCTTGTCGCCTTTTTCTCCGGTATCGCCCTTCTCAGCCCATACGTCATATTCGGCTGTATTCACTTCACCCGTCAAGCAGTATCCGCCATCGTTGAAAGTGAACCGGTTGCCGACATTATCCGTCCAACACCACAAGGGAGGATTCGTAGTGGATGCCTTGGCTACATAAGAGCCGCCACCCATCGAAACGACACCCATCTTGGGAACGACCATTCCGGTCTTGAACTGCCCCATCTGGGTGTAACCCTGCCCATCCACGCCATCCTGAATCATCGGCACGCTCTCTATATCAACCAATACACCTTTCGCATCATAGAATGAAAATATGATTTTGGAAGAAATGGATGAAGAAGGAATAGAGGCACCATTACTGGTACTGATTTCAGAACCGTTATCTATGGCGTATATCAAGGTTCCATCCGTAGTGACTTCCGAAACACCGCCAACTGTTTTCATCCTCGTTGCAGAAATCCCGGAAACGGAATACGTACCGTCTTTCTTCTTCACAATATTGCTCGCCGAAGTGACCAGACTATACAATACCGCATTCTTACCGCCACGTACACCGGCAAGCGTGAACTTGAGTACACGTGACTGTTCCACACCGTCAGCCATAGCCTTCACGGTAATTGATATCTCAGTACGGTCAGCAAGAGCCGTTCCTTTCGCTACAGATAATGTAATATCACCCGTAGACAAGTCATAAGAGGATGTTACACCTGTCACGCTCTGCACGGATATGGAGGAAAGGGAAAGCTTTGTTGCTCCGTTCCACATGGATGCTGTTGTCGTAATTGACACCTCATCCACAGTTTTCCCATTTTCGTCCAATGCAGCATTATCCATCTGGTTATCCAAGTCGGCACTGATCGCATTGAACGAATGGTTAGCCCACGGTTCGGGAGTAGAGAAAGCACCCCATATACCGTCCTTCTTTGTCCTTTTGCTTACCCATTCATAGGGTATGCTTGCCGACACGCCTACAGGATCATCATTCCAGCCGGAAGGCACATAATCGTCAGTCTGTGATGTTTCCGGAGTGGAAGGTCTTGTATTCGTTGTGGTGTTCGTGAAGATAAACTCATGATCTTTCGCATCCCTTCCGTCCTTTCCGCTTTGGACAAGAAGTTCATATTCGTCGGTATTTATCTCGCCTGTAAGACAATATCCGCCATCATTGAAAGTAAACCGATTGCCGGCATTGTCTGTCCAACACCATAAGGGAGGATTGGTAGTGGATACTTTAGAAAGAAACGAACTTCCTCCCATTGTAACGATACTCATTTTGGGAACAACCAAGCCGGAATACCACGGACCGCTATTGGTCACGCTCACACCGTCCTTTCCTGGTGCCCCCGGTGCTCCCGTATCACCTTTAGAAGCAATCTCCAGCCAATCGCCGTTAGATCCCGGTGCAGCAGACGAACCATCCTCATTGATACACGCCCACATGCTTCCGTTATAAGACAAGCTATCGTAGTAATCGTAATGTACGCCAGGTATATAGCCTTCCTCACGGAAATTCAAAGTCTGTACAGGTGTTCCGTCTGGCTTTATCTGCTTGATAATACCTGTCATATATATATTATTCAGATACATGGAGTAACCATCCATGTTCAACCCGAATATATTCAGATTGGAAAGGTCTCCATATTGCAGGGCAACATTGGCAGCGGAGATCTCCCATGTATTCTGCTTCCACAACATACGGGTGTAAGTCCTTGTTTCGTAGACTGAGGTCTGACGGTCCGTGTCGGTGAAGTTACCATATGCTACAAAATTCATCATTTCAAATGGATCGAAAGAAGAAGACCACGATGAAGAGGTAGGACGCAACTGGTACTTAAATGTTTCGTTTCTTTCACCTGTAACTTCTGTAATCGTGAAATAGACCGTACAGAATCCGGCAAAACGTCTGTTGCCCTTTCCATCGTCATAATCCTCCGTAGCATTCCCGGTGATATTATGATAGATACCCATACAGATATCACCTACTGCGACAGCACCAATCTCACCATCTTCCAGCTTAAGCGTACATGTTTTGGTCCCTGTATCTACTGTTTCTATAATACCGGCTCCGGGCGCACGCCACTTGTCTCCCAGCGTGACCATCACACGATTGTATCTTAATTCGGGAACTTCAAGAAACCGGCGGATAAACATGCTCTCAAACTCTCCATGTCCTGTATCGAATATCTTGGCTCCGAATCCGGTTAAGCCGCTTGCAAAACCATTCTTCCCGAAAACAGCACCGGCAAACATGCTGAGAAGGAACTTAGTGGAATCCGCCACGTCCTTCCGCAAGAATATCTCTTTCATCTTCTCCACACTGTTCTCTATCTCAACCATTACACGTAATGCGCTCATCACGTCTTCATCGGTGTAGGTAACATCCATGTCACCCTGCTTCACAATGCGGTTTATCAGATTCCCGGATATCTTAAGACCTTTAAGAAAATTGATTATGCCTTGCGCATCATCGTTATTCAGTGCTGACAAAAACCAATTAAGCACAGGAGTATCATCGTCTAGTGTGTATGCGGATTTAGCATGATCGGCATTTGTTATATTGCTACTTCCACCGCCACTTCCCGTTCCGCTTCCCGTACCACTTCCACCCAATGTTATATTTGTCGTATTCTGCGTTGAAGCCGTTTGATTTTCCTGTGCCAACCGTTCATAGAAAGACAGTATCTTTCTTCTTGCAATGGTGCATGAATATGACGGGAACATATTATCCTTGGAATATTTAATCTCCAAAGACTGTATCTGTAACTGCATATCCACTATCTGACCATTATCTGACAGGTCGAACACGCCTATTCCATCATCCCTTACCTTTAACATATTACCTTCTAGGAAGTCAATGAAAAGACTAGGATGCTCTGCGACAAATCCGCTAGATATGTCAAGTGAAACGGTTCGGTTCTCATGGTCATATCTTGACAGGTAATCAAGAGCCGCTTTTTCAAGCGTGTTCTCAGCCATTGTCACATACGATTCGGGCATGACAATATTCAGAATGACAAATTCCGTTCCTTCCGCAATTGAAGGAGATTTACCATCCGTGTAAAGGGGAAGTTTGGCATTGTCGCTATCTGTTCTGTAACATGATATTTTATATCGTGCCCCCTTATTAAACATGGCAACATCCTCTTCCGTTTCTCCTGTATCACCGTTTACTTCACCGTAAAGAGGAATAATACCGTTTTTGTTTATCTTAAATTCCGTTCCTGTATAAGTTCCTGTACGCATACTGAACACCGCGTCCGTTACAGAAGCGTATTTATAATAGAACCTGTCCTGTGAACCGTCCTGATTACCGAAATGTATGTTGCATGTCATTTCCTCACTAAAGCCTATCTTACAGCTTTCGGCAGGGATATCAGAATCAAACGTGAACTCAACACGTATGGTGACTGTCGTATTCTGGCCTTTTTCTATATATCCTACAAGAGCGGTCTTGTCGTAAGGTATCTCAAGCATACCAGTAGCACCTTCCTCACCAATTACAACCTCTTTCAAAGGAGAAGCCTGACCCAATACACGGTTTAAAACCATACGTAGGTTAATCTTCACCTTTTTCCCTACAGCATCACTTCCTATAGGTAATATACTGAAAAGCATCTTCCCGGAGAATGTGGCAGTAACCTTTACAGGCTGGTCATAATATGCCCTTGTACCATATATATCAAAACTCTCGAAATCCCTGTACTTGTCAAACATAGCATGGGGTTTGTACTGGGGCTGCACATTGTCGTTTATCTTGTCGGATGAATCACCGTCCTCATATACTTTGTACCCTAGGTTGAATCCGGGAGAGGTCATATAAATGAAGAAACTGTCACTATCATCACTCTTTATAGGAGTAGAACCGATAATCTTATCTATTCGTGTAGATGCGCTAGCACCCTCACCTGCCACCTTTCCCGATTGAGGGTCTGGTTCTCCATCCGCCTTGTATGTATCCCATTCTGGAAGTCCTGACGGGTACAGATCGCCAAGTTTTTTCCCTCTGATGGAAGGGTATATCCCACTGAACGTGTTTGATATGGTTTTTCCTCTCACACCATAGTTCTTCAATCCGTATTCGCTGTCAATATAATATCTTATATTCCCGTCAGAATCATTCGGAAGAAGGATGTACGGGCAATAGCGTGATTCATCGGCAGGCTTAGCGTCTTTCTTGTATTCGGGAGGAACGTTCCTGCTTCCACCTTGTGGTATGATTCGGGTTATGACAGGTGTGCTTGTATCTACGGAAGAGGAAACTTTTACAGCACCCCCACCGTCACCCTGCTTGAATGTCCAGTTTACGGACGGTCTTGTCTTATCTGTAATGGTTATTATTCCTCCATTGGCTGTCGTAGAGAAATAATAGTTTAGATAAAACTTGTCATAGAAAAATTTCAATGCTTCAAACAGGTTGGTGCCATCGGTTATGTCAATCATATCCTCTGTCAGTTCGCCTTCCGCATCCACATTCAATGTCCATGTGCCAATGCCTGTATATCCTGCACCCAATGACGCATTGTAAGACTGTATATTCGCTTCTATACGTGCGGCAAGCTGTTTTGCATCACCCCAAAACTGGAACAGACCGCCATGAGTGTATCTTATCTTATTTATTTCCCCACCTGTTCCGCTTACTATGTCAAGAAATGCCACATTCTGCAAAAGCACCTCCTTACCGTAAAACAGAAGGGAGTATTTGTATTTCCCTGCTTCGTTAAGATTATCTCCCGATGGGGCTTGGTACAGGATGAATGTATTACCATTATATACGACTGTATCGTATTCCGATTCGCTCTTTGAGTTATACGCCTTGAACTCTATCGGAACAACGGAAACGACTTCACAAGTCAATTTTCTTACTTCCTGCAAAGACGGGCTGTATGAAAAATCAGCACTTTCCGCAACAACTTTATTTCCTCTTTTAATCTGTAAAATCATTGGTCTTTAAATCGCTGGTTGGTCAATACTGAAATTTAACGAAAATGTATATGCAGACACAAGTTTATCCGGGTTCTGCAAGTCCTGAACGTCCTGATAACTCATCTTTGCACCTGTTTCAAAACCAGTGCATCTTATCACCTGCTTTGCCGATTCGCCCCATATATCATTCCATATAGAAAATGAAGATGAACCGTAAGGCGTATCTGGAGTGGCAGGTATCACATTGGTTATATATGAATAGAACGAACGGATATTCGTCTTTACCGTTTCCACATCTCCCAAAGCGGCAAATGTTATGCTTCCTTCCGTTGGCTGGTAAACAGGCGTTACAGGTTCGTACACCTTCTGACCGTTCTTGTCATACCATTTTTCGGCATAGGCTTCCTTTCTTGTCGGCAAATCCCATAATCCCTTGCTTTCAAGTATATACAGCCTGTATGTGGCATACAAATCCTTTGCCGTATCGCTTCCTTTCTTTATAAAATATTTAGATATAGACATCCGTTCAATTTTCAATTAATGCAAAATTAGAAAAAATATTTTAAAAAACAATCAACTTCACAAATTATTTTTCTATATTTGCATCACAATCGGTGCTTTGGATGAGTGGTTTAGTCAACGGTCTGCAAAACCGACCACAGCGGTTCGATTCCGCTAAGCACCTCAAGTGATTGGATTTTTTTTTGTTCATAATCAATCTAAAACGCCCTGCCAACTGTGAAGCTAGCAGGGCGTTTATATTATCAGTCAATTACGACTTTTATCGCATTTCCGCCTGACCTTGGGGCAATGGAAACGACACTTAGAAGTGCTGTCTTTATTGCCATAGTTGCGGCAAGCTGCTGGGTGAGAACCTCCAACTGTGACTGCTGTATGGCTGTCATGTTCGTTCCTCCCGTTCCTGCCGAACCACCGTTAAGCGATACCAACTGACGGAGTAGATCGCTTTGTACAACCATTTCGTATCTCATCCCATTAAGATAACCCAATGCCTGGTTGAATGTATTCTCGTCAACTCCTGCAATGGCATTGGACAGACCTTCCGCATTTTCCTCCGTTTCGGTAAGCATACCACCAAGGGCGTTGTTTATCTCATTGACAAACTTCATTGCATCTGCAAAAGCAGGCTCCAATGAAACTAGAATATTTCCTAAATTTTTAGCTTCTTCTTCATCAAGTTTTCGGTCTGCAAACATACCACCTGTACCGTCCGCTCCAAACAGTGTAGTCTGTACCTGTTTCATTACTTTTTCTATATATTGTTGCATAACCATTTTCTTTACAACATCCCTCATGATGTCTGCCACAGTATCCTTATAAGCCTTTGCAGCATCCTCACCTTTCAGCCATGCTTCGACAAGAGCGTCACCTATCTGGCTAGCCCAATCTTTCAAGTCAATGCTGTACAATTCTTTGGCAAGCGTTTCCGTATAATATCTTATCTCATACTCCAATTCTTTTATTGTCTGTTTGTAATCTTCTACTTTTTCTTTATCTGACTTTTTCTTATCTTCTTCGGCTGCTAGAATATCCTTTTGAATTTGCAACTGTTCTTTCAGATTTGATACCTGTTGGGATGTAACCTCATCAAGTTTTGCCGGGTCTATAATGTGCTCAAATTCCTTTTCAAGCATATTATAGATATTGGTAAGTTTCTTTGATTCAAATTCAAGATTCTCTATATGCTTTTGAAGTCTTTTGTCATGCTGTCTGTTAAATGTAGCGATAACATCAAGCGGCATGGATATAGCCGAACCTATCGCACCTGCAAAATCACCACTTTTGAATGAATCCCATGATTTCTTCACACCCTCATTCATAACGCCCATAGCTTCCGAGAACTGGTTCATCTCGCGCATGAAACCGCTATCGGTATCCTTACCCATAGAATCCATGAGGTTGGACACAGATGCAATTATCTGCTGCATAGCCTTTATAGCATTGTATATATTGGTTATGATAAAGTCAATAAGATTCACCGTCTGCAAAGCGTTCTGTGCGGCAGCCATCATTCCTTTGCCAGTCTTGACAGCTTCCTGTCCGCTCTTGTATCTTGATTCGGCTTCCGACTTGGCACTCAAAGCGGCATTGGCGGCTTCTTCATCACCGTTCTTCATTGCGTCCTCGTATGCCTTGGAAGCATTTTCTATGTCAGCCATAGCCTGTTGCATATCATTCATGCCTGCCATCATCTTTGACTTTCCTGCATCATAACGCTTATTATACAGACCTTCAATCCCATCTTTCATGTACGTCTGAAAGTCAGACTGGTTATTCTTCATCATCTTCTCTATCTGCTTGTCCACGCGTTCAAGTTCTTTCATGTATTCCTTTGCGCTGATAGCACCAGATCTAAATGCACTGTTGAGCATTTCCCTTACCTTGTCGGCAACGGTATTTGCAGCTTCCATAGACATCGCTTCAACAGCACCGAAGAAGTTCTGATAGTCGGTAGTCAACTTAAACAAGTCCATCTCTTCGCTTTTCTGCAATGCGGAAGTCAAGGATGTATTACCCATTCCTTCTGCGGTTGCGATCTTTTTACGGTACTTTTCTCTGATAATATCCACCTGGGTATAATAATCTCCATATTCAGCCAAATCATTAGCATATTGTCTAGCCATCTCACCGAAATAGCCTTTCCATGCGTCAATCATACCTTGGATAACTTGTTTCTGTTCATCACCTATATTCTTATTCCCCTTAATAGCCTCCTGTACCTGATTGATATACTGGTTCATTGAGGTGAATGAAGATGTGTCGGGCACGACAGAAACGCCAAGGTCAAGATTCATTCCTGCCAATGCGGATTGCAAATTGTTATATATACCTGCTGCAAAACTTTCAGCCATGGTAGATGTGTCACCGCTGAATTGAACGGCAAGGTCTAAGGCAAGGTCTGAATCACCCGTTATCCCAAGTATGTCACTGTAAAAGTCATACTTGTTCTTGTATCTGTCAAACTCATCCGTAATCCTCTTCATCACCTTCTTGGCTGCATCAACATAAATTTCAGAGGACAATTCGGCTGCTTTCCTTGCATTTTTAACAGCATCCTGTGGAACACGTGTTTCCAATTCCTTTGCAGCCTTGTTGTAATTGTCAACAATAGCCTGTTTGTCATATACAAGGTCTACGCCAAGTTTTAACGCCTGTGAACCGTAGATGGATTCAATCTGCTTTTTGGCTTCTTCCTTACCTATGTTAATGCTCAAATCCTTGAACTTGGAATAGGCGGATTCAAGCAATGACAACCTGTTTTTCCAAAGATCAGCAAGAGGATCTCTTTTTTGTGCTTTCTTCTTCTGCTTTTCTAGTTCAAGATTAAATTTTTTTGCTGTTCCTGTAGCTTTCGACATCGCTTCATTGGCAACGTTAATCTCATATACCGTCTGTTGTACTTGCTCGGCTTCATAAGGGCTTACAATTCCTGTAATTTGATACTCATCTCCAAGTTTCTTGACCTTTCCTTGGCTAACATACATATCAATGGTGCGCTGTAAATTTTCTATTGAACTTTTGGCGTCTTTATATTCTTGCTTAACCTCTTTAAAGTAATCCTCCATAGATTTCACATCGGCAGCCTTTATAGCAATAGTCCATTTATGCCCTGTAATTTCGTCAAGAGATTTTTTCCATCCCGTCAAACCTTCTTGTGCTTCCTTATCGTCAAGACGTATTTGCACTTGCCATTCTTTTCCAGCCAAATCCTCAAATACTCTTGTAGCGTTTTCTCCAAATTCCTGTGCTTTAGTGAATTGTTCTATCTGGGATTTTAAAAAATACAATTGCACTTCATCGTTCAAATTAACACTTCCAAACGCATCAACCAATCGTTGTTCTACATATCTTGCAAACTTATTAAACGATAAGGATATTTTTGTCATTTTCCCTTGTATCCCTACTTCTAGTTTGTCATATTCCTTCAATAGGACATTGCTATCGAAACCAACCTTATCGGTAAACAACTGAAAGGAACCAGCACTTTTTGTTTCAACAGCCAAAGAACGTACCTTTTCTATTATTGTTGCAGCAGATACGCCCTTATTTATCAGTTCGTTTAATTCCGTAGTCCATTTTTCTGTATTATTACTAACCTTAGCTACTTCCTTTGCGGCATCTACCACTTCACCCCTAAATTGTTCTATACGATTTCCAGCAGCAGATAACGCCACAGCACTTTCTTCATAATCTTTCAACAATGTAGATAGTGAATCATCTTGCCAAAAGAAAGCGGATGTGTCGGATGCTTTATCTGCTTTAAGAAACATATCCGATTCAAGAATATTCAACTTATAAGCCGATTCTAATTGAGAAAGTGCTCTTTGTAAAAATTCTACACGCTTAACAGCATTATCTATTTCTTTATTTTGTTGAATAATATATTTTCCAATCTCACCATATTTAGACAATACTCCAGTAAGCGTTTCCTCATACGACTGCAACTGTTTCGTGTCAAGCTGTTCAAGGTTTTCCGGAGTGAGTTTATCGAAGTTTATCTTGTCAAGGTCTTTTTGCAAGTCACTGTATGATTCGCGGAAAGACTTTGCACTGTCCTTTATCTTCTGATTGAACTCTTCCGAACGTGCAGACATCACATGAAACGCTTCCGCCACAAGTCCTGCAACGGTAAGTATCGTCATGAGCGGATTAGCCTTTATCGTAAGCCACAACGTTTTCAATGAATTTGTCAAACCGAATGTTGCCAGTTTGAATCTGTTCATCAACATTGTCGTTTTTGTCATAGACAACATTCTTGCAGCTTCCGCACCTGTCAGTTTAAGTTCGGTGACAAGAAGGTGACGTTCAGCCTGTGTCAGCATATTCGTGGCAAGAATACGTTTTGCCATCTCTGCCGACATCTTTCCCGAATTAACGGCAGCAGCTATCTCTACGGCAGACAGCTTGGATGCTGTAGCTATCTTCCATCTCTCGGCAGTAGTTAGCGTTCTATACATTGCAGCCTGTTTAAGCAACTGGGCTTCCCGTAATTTCTCAGCCTTAAGAGCATTAGTTGTTGCAACAACTTCTTTTCCAAGCATTGCTATTCTAGCCAACTGTAATGCTTTCAATGCAGCATATCCGACAGCAACTCCCTCTATTGCTTTTGCGAAATATCTCCAATTATTCATTGCATCAGTTATGCTTCCTACAATTCCTTTCAGAACAGAATCATTTGCCTCACCTATATTATTCATCATAATCTGGTATGCATCTGCAAGGTTGCTGACCATACCTTTTAATGAAGCAGCCTGTATTTCCTGCATTTTATAAAACATACCTCCGTCCTCTGTCATTGTAGTAAACATCTCCCGAATATACTCAAAAGGAATCTGACGTGTTGATATGGCATTGAACACATCATCAGTAGTTTGAGCCACGCCTCTTACTTCTTCCAGTTTCTTTCTCAATGAATCCAATGCAGGAATACCGGCCTCTGTCAATTGACGTAATTCCTGCCCTCTCAATACACCTGCGCTTCTTATCTGGCCATAGGCAAGAATGATACGTCCCATATCAACGCCAAGACCTGCGGAAACGTCCGCAAGGCTTTTCATGGTACCATACAATTCGTTGACAGGTATCTGGAATGCAGCAAGCTGTTTGGTATATCCAACCAAATCACTGAACTGGAAAGGAGATATTACAGCAAGACCCTTAATCTGACTGAATATCTGGTCAGCACGTCTTGCATCCTGTATGATGGCACGCAATGACACCTGTTGTAACTCGAACTCTCCACGAATGGCAACAAGTTCCTGAAACATATCTCTGAAAAAGTAGAATCCGGCATAAGTCTTTATCGTATTGACAAACTCACGCATCATTCTGCTCTGCTTTGTCAGTTCCTCGGAAAACTCTTTTGAACTTGCAGCATTTTTCTGATTGGTCTGCTGCATCTTTGTTCCATAGGATGTGGCTTCGTTTACAAACTTGTTATGCTCCTGTATCTTCCTGTTTAGAAGAGTAAGGGTACGGTTATAGTTTGCATCAGTCGTATTAAGTGCATTACGCCTGTTCGTCAATTCAGAAATAAGATTGTTAGCCTGATTGATAGACGTAGGATTGATATTAAGCAATTCATTCGTTGATGTTTTTCTTAAAGATGATTGCAACTTCTCCAATCTGCCTTGCAATTTCTGAATAAGAGCGTCAGCCTTTGTTATCTGATTGCTGTTTAAAGGAACTTCAACCTTAAATTTATTCAATAGTTCAAGGCGTTTCTGTATGGCAGCAATCTTCCTGTTCAAGTCCTCAGCACTTCCCTCCGGCATACCAAGGGCAAGTCCAGACTGACCAGAAAGATATTGTAGATACTTCTGATTGGTCTGCTGCATCTTTTTATTCGCCTGCTCCTGCTTTGATGCTTGTCTATCCATCTCCTTTGTCCGTGCAATCTCCATCTCGTATTGCTGGCGTAGAAGGTTAAGTTCTCTCTCATCGGAAATGGATAATTTAGGCGCACTGTTAGCAGTAAGGGAATATGCCGTTTTCAGTCTGTTCAATTCAGCCACAAGATCATCTATCGCTTTCTTCTGACTTTCAAGATTGGCTTTTCTTGTAGCCATTCCCTTATCTCCGCCTGCATTGCCTAGGTTACGGTAAGTCTTTTCCAGTTTGTCATACTCTCTTGTCGCTTCGACAATCTTGTTTGACAACCCTTCCATCTGAACAAGTATATCCATTTTCTTGTTCGACTTTCCTTTCCCTACCTTGGACGCGTTTTCATTCGCTTTATTTATCTTATCTACAACCTCGCTAAGTTCTGCATTCATTTTGCCTATATCGGTCAACATAGGCTTGAAGGACATCTCCTGGTTAAAGGTGTCCTGCAACTTCTTCTGTATATCTTTTATCTGTTTGTCAAGACTAGAATCATCTAGCCCAATCTTAAACTTTAATGCTCCTAAATCAACATCAGCCATAGTTATATTTTTTAATTATTGCAAAAATAGCAAAAATAAACACAAGAGCATGATTTACAACAAACAAAAATCCATTAGTATTTTTTAACATATTTAAAATGGTAGATAAAAACGATTATGTTATCTTTGCAAAAAGATAAATGTATTATGGCATTTATAACTAATTAAATACTATTAAACTAAATTAGTATCACCCTTGGTAGAAGGGGTTGGGGACGTGGAGTGGTCGACAGTAGTCGGGACGGTGAAACGTCAATATGTACGTGTATAAACGTATATAATTACCTGTGGAAAAACAATATAATTGAAAAGCGAATACTAGTAAATTTATGAATAAGCCGTTTTCTATATTGCTATTTTTTTTGTTACTGTCGTGTTCTTGTTCACGCAAGCTACTTCCATCTTCGACAAATACAACTATAGTAGACCATAACACGACAGTAACGGAAAGAGTAGTATGGCAATCAAAAATAATAACTCTTCCAACAGAACACATACAACATACAACATTTGAAGATAGTTCACACTTGGAAACATCATTAGCCGTATCAGACGCTAAAATAATGTCGGATGGCAGGCTTTTTCATAGTTTGAAAAACAAGAAAGACTTTCTACAAGACAGTATTCCATCTTTGGAAAAAGAAACGGTAGTGACGAAAGATTCGATAATAACCGTGGAGAAAATTGTAGAAGTAAAGGTAGAAAAGGAATTGTCTAAATGGCAAAAAATACTAATCAATCTTGGATACATAGGTATCGGTTTCATATTGTTTTCAGGTTACAAAATAGCCCGAAAGTTCGTGTAACTTTCGGGCTTATTTTATTTATCTGTGTCAATTTGTCCCTTAATGCTTTTTTTTAAATATTTCGTAACGCTATCCATTACGCATTCAACACACCAACCTATAAAGTATGCAAAGTGCTCATCCTGCCCATTTTTATACCCCATTGCTATATCACAATAATCAAATACATTACAAACATAATGAGCAGATTCATGAGCAACAGTGCTTACCCCTATACCATCATTGGATAACCAAATAAGTACACCTAAATGGTTTGTACTTTTTTCCCTTACAAAAATAGTCATGCCTTTACAGCCCTTAATTTCATCTTTGGATGTATCTATCGGATCATGATTAAGTTTGGTGAATTTTCTATATATTTCCCCCCATTGATCATCCCCCACTGCAACATACAGTTTAAGGGGATATATTTTAGGATCGTATTTTGTTATCATCGCAAAACATCTTTTAGTAATATATCGGGATGCTCTTCTTTAGGTTTAGATTCTTTGAATCTATATATAAAGCCACTTGCATCCTTGTTAGCTTCCTTATATAAATCTTCTGTAAGAGAAGCCTTGTACAACTTCATTTTCTCTTCAAAATGATAATCAAGTTTAGGCTGGTCCATTATTACTGCCTGTATATAACTCCATGAATATTTCCATAGCAAAGCCCAGTCCTTGATTATCATCAATCCTCCGAATAGCCTTAAATCTCCTCTGAATTGGGGGAAATCTTTTTGGATAGATCCTCGTGAGCCGATTTTGCATCGAGAGATAATTTCATGGCATCCTTCTTGCTTAATGTCGCTGTCGTATCTATCAAGAACGCTAAACGGATTGTATTTGTAAAAAAATCACTTACATTAGCCCCCTCCACGATGGCTTCTATCAACGGAGTTAGTTCCTTATGGTCATAGTGCCTGCTTAACCACCAAGCGTATATACGTCTTGCAAAAGGAATTATCTCAAAAAACCAATAGTTGTTCAACACTCCTGCCGCTGCAACTTTGTACGGAATAGATGCGTCATTTTTCATAATTGCAATCATTTCCTTTTTTGCTGTATCTGGATTGATAATGTCACGTATCAACAGCTTGTCTACAATATAATCGTATGCACCCAGTCTAAGACCACGCACCTTGAATTTCTTATTGCCAACCATAACCTCTTTGTATTTATGAGTGGCAAACTTCTGCATCTTTATCTGATCATCTAAGTCAGGTTGTTTCCAGTTGAATATTCCCATTTTTAAACTAACTTGAACGGTTTTATCATTAATTTTCCTTTCACATCTACCTTTGATATGTTCTTTGGAGTATTTGTATAAACAAATACCCTTGTATATTTAGACGATACAATATCAAGTTTGGCATCGTCAATCAAAGAAACATGAACTATGCTGTTATCAAGCGCAACAAGGCTTACACGGCTGTTATCCTTGACATACATTTCTCCTATACCGAAATCGTTGAATGTGACAACACAATCACACAAACCATTAAAAATAGACCATTTAGGATTGCTTATGAACAGGTTTGTATCATCAACGAAGATATTAAACTTCTCCCTAACTCCTGCAAATTCCTTTTTGATTATTTCATTTGACGGGTATCTGTTTAACAAGCAGAAATCAATGCCTCTGATATATTTCTCGCATAATTCATATTTATCAGGTTCTCCCCATTCATTTGTCCATTCCTCACACAGCCCAAGATTTATAGCCTTTTGCTTTAATTTATCAGACAATTCTTTATCTGTCATGGTGTTATTTTTTACAGCAAAAATACAACAAAGGTTAACAAAAATCAAACACAATCAGTTAAAAAACAATAAAAGCCGGACAAAACGCCCGGCTAATAATATATAACACAACTTATCCGCCAACTGAATTATCCAATTCCAGAACCATCATGGTTTTCAAATGTTGTGTATTAACTTCCAACGCTGTAACTGTCACAGAAAATCCAAGATAACCTGCATTACTAGGCGCACCTGTAAAGCTAACGGCCCATGATGCTTTCGGGAAGAATATCATACGATCACCAGTACCATTGATAATACCGATAGGACGTACAAACTGTTTAAACGCACTTGCCCCAAATGCTTTCAATTTTTGACTAGCACCTTTTCCGAAAGCGTCTTGTGTGTCAGTAAGAGAATCCAAACTCAATTCAGGAGTTGTATTACCAGTAGTAAAGAATGCAAATGCAGCCTTAGAGGTAGACATACCTGTAAACGTGAATGCCATAGTACCAGGTGTAATGTTCTGGAACACAGTAGCACCCTGTTCATTCTTGGTTTCAGAAGTGTCAGCGTCCGTTCCTGCGGATTCTGTAGTACCAGACTCAATATTAGGCAGGATTTTTGGATTCAAAAATGATGAATATTGAGTCGAATCGGTAATTTCAATAGGATCAAAAGTCAAAGCAGCCGACTGCCCGTTCAAGTAAGCAGGGCTGGTGTCTAAATTTACTCGTGCCATTCTATTTTCTAAATTTAAAAGGTTATTACTATATGTCGAAAACGTATCTATTGATGCGTTTTCACTCTTTTTTCTTACGGTTCCCATGCGGCTAATCTTTATAAATATCAACGTTTAACAGAACGGATGTATAATAAAATCCGACACCATCAAACATTGGTGGTAAAACATTAAATATTTTAAAATGAAGCTGCACAGCCTTTTGAGGAAATAAGTCCACAATCTTCTCACTTAACGCATCCATAATTGACGGATAAATATTACCTGGTAACGCTCTAACAAACAAAGTAACTGTAGCCATTGTTTCGCCCTTCCCAAAATGTCCATAAGGACCATTTTCAGTGTTGCTTACAATCCTAGTATTATTGTTTACGACAATAAAACTCGTTACCTTATCATCAACATTTGCAGGACGCTGTACTTTATATACATCATCAGCAATATTCTCGTCCAATACAATATTGTACAAGGTTGTATTTATCGTTGAAGGATTAAAGTACCCCATTTACCTCACTTAAAATATTTGTTCAACATATTAGCTGCAATTTTTTTAAAAACTACAGTATATTTACCTCCGTTTAAATCTGTTTTTGTTTTAAGCCAAGAATCTGTAAGAACATTCAATAAATGGTAATTCTCCAAATACTTCCCATAAAACATGACAGCAGCTACAACTAGTTCGTATCTTCCGGATCTATCAGACTTGTAACTGTTGAAGAAATCTTCGGCAAGTTCACGCCCCCAATACTCGACATTGTTACGTTTCCTAGGCTCATTTGCAACTTTCGTTGCATTTGCCCACACAATCTTCTTTAGGACCCCATCTTTGTAAATACCACATCCATAACTATCTTCAAGATTGAAAGTTTGGTTGGTAAAGCCCTCCAAGTCTTTTATATCATCCATGACATTCGTGGCAATATCCTCCATGAACTGCATGATAGAAGCATCCAAGGCAAGCTGGACATTACTACCAAACTCTTTCAATACTTTATCGTTGTTATTTGCCTGCATTTTTTGTACTTGTCTTTCTTGTTACTGGTTTACTCAGTTTCTCAATCTGCTTTTTTAGCAAATCTCGATCAGCCTTAGCGCATTTCAGTTCCGTTTTAATATCATTCATCTCATTGTAAAGCTCCTGTATCTTCTGATAAGCATCGTGGAGAGATTGCTGATAACTCAAAATTTCCTCTTGCGCCTTTTTCAACTGAGCACCTTGAATAGCAAATCCCTTTTCAAGATTGTCCAAGGTAGAAGAATCAATTTCAGTTTCCATCTTTTCCTTCTTCTGCTTAAACATTAACATTGAAGTTAGAAGGGTTATGCCATTTGTACCCAACAAAGCAAGTATTATTTCCGTCCAATTGATTGTCATAGTCTTTTAGTTTTCTATTTGGTTAAAGTATACTACCGTCCCAAATTCCATATTATTAAATGGAGGCTTCTTTATCTCACGCCAATTGTTACTATTGTCAGAAAAAGGATGGTTGAAATTCTGCCAGTCTAACAAGCATCCAGATGGTATCGTAACGTCATTATCTTCTAGGTAAGCGGCATATTCGGATTTATCCACATCATTCGTTTCTGAACCAGTATCCTTTTCCTGTATGTTTGCTTTTCCTTCATATATCATTTCCCAATCTGGAATAGATTGATATTTATCAGAATTATTTTTATTCTGATAAATCCTCACCATATCAGGAAACATATCTTCACCTAAAACACTCTTTCCCATATCACCATCTCAATCTAGTTATTTCAACATCTGTTCCAACATCCAAATTCAAACCCCATTTGGCATATAATTCCTTTGCGCGTTGTTCCAATCTTTTCTTATCATTGATAGAAATAGTCTTGCTAGTGTCAGTAATCGACCAATTACCAGCTTTCTTCGTTTTACCTTGTATGGTAGAAGGAGCCGTACAAACAATGAGAAGCAAGTCAGCATAAGCAAGGTCCTTCTGCATCTCAGAAGTTTCCCGGCTATCATCAGACAAACGAAACCCCCATTTCTGTGCTACACTGATATATGATGTATTTTTTAACTCATAATCAATCTGCGCCTTCAAATACTCCCGCATGGACATATAAAAATACGCTTCCACTTTCATATTACCTTTGGCAGTAATCTCAGGAGTTATTGCGATAGTATATGGGTTGTTTGATACTTTAAGCCTGTCTTCGGGCTTCAATGTTTCATTATCAGCTATAAGCCAGTATCCAAATTCAACACTTTCTTCTGGAACAGCTTGGAGCGTGAGAGTATCCCCAATGAAATACTCTCCTGCGCCTTTTGCCGTGCCTTCTCCATTTATATCAATAATGACTTTCATGGTTCAACTTTTTACAATCCTGTATTTGACTGTTCGTCAACCTTCATAATAATAAGGTTGTTAGGATTCTTCATCACAGGACATGCCCACAACTCGCCTGAACTCTTCTCAGCATATGGCTCGGAAGAATACTGATGCAAGAACGCGATACGTCCGCCTTCCAAAGAAGAAATACGTACAGCCGGGTTGGTATCCTGCAAATACATTGACGGTGAGTTCTTGATACGGAAGAACTGACCGCTCTGAACAAGAACAACAGTGTTTTTCTCAAAAGACGGTTTTGCTTCCTCAATCACACCGAGTTTGTTCCATTTTGATTTTTCATCAACAGGAATAATTACAGGAATAGAGAATACCTTCATCAGCACATCAACAATTTCCTGATTGTTCATAGGATAGATTGTAGTAGATGCTGCGGCAGGAACAAGACGTGCCTGTACTGCTGCTGTCACTTTCGGGTGCATCAAGAAATTATCATACAAATCCTTTGACATTTCAAAATGATCGTATGGCACACTGTCATTGTCGGCAATCTTGCACATTCTTTGAAGGTCTTTAATAGGATCAGCGTTCTCGTTCGGTGTCCAGTCTGTATCGCTAAACCATTTCTGTTTTAACGCTTTCAACTTATGTTTTGCAGGAACACGATAGTCGATCTGAACAGGAATTGAGTTAGTGCCACTGGCTGTATAGTTAAGCATACCTGTAGAAAGAGCCTGATAAGTCATACAGTTCAACTCGGTATGGAAACCTTGGATACATGCTTCCATCTTTGTGTACCACTTCTCACGGATCTTGTCAAGCAATGCACCTTGCGGAATGTCAAGTTCATAGAACTCCTGAATATCGGTTTCCATAAACTGAATGGCGTGACCCATCTTCGGAATACGGCCCGAATACCATTCAAATCCCGTAGTGTCCATGATAGGCTTTTCAGCCAAAGGAGCAAGCATCACAGGACGGGTAGCCTGTGTGTATTCGTCAACCATCACGTTCCATGATTTGCTCATCTGAGGAACATCCCAATCTCCGTAGCTTCTCCAGTTTTCGTTATCAAATTTCTGATTGGCATAATCCATAAGTTCCTGCATCTCCCCAGAGAAATGCCAATCATAGAAACTAAATGTCGATCTTTGCATAAAACGAAAAAATTTAATTAGTTATACAATGTGTAACGGAAAACGCAAGGATATGATTCATCATCCTTCATCGCCTTTTTGATTGCCGAAGCTACGGGCGGAATGCGTTTTTCCAAAATCTCACTTGTCACCATCCATGCACCGTTGAAAGGATAGAGAGTGGCACCGGGAATGGTGTCAACATCATAAGGCAGGATAGCATTAGGAATAACCTTGAATTTTGCGCTAGCACCAACCTGTGTAACTTCAACCAAAATATCGGTCAATTCCAATTTACCTGCATCCCCGGACAATGTAAGGATGTCATATTCGTCATGAGACGAATCAATAGCGTTAATGGTAAAGCCAGTTGTAGTACCTGCGGCAGTAGTAGGTGCTTTACCGACAACCATGCCAACCTTGGCAACTGTATTACCCATGATTTTTTCAACTTTTACCGTAGCACCAGAATCCGATTTCTCATACATTCTGAATGAATAGTGAATGTCACCGCCATCCTGTTTTGAGGAATCGCATTTAATCATAGTGCCAGCCGGAAGTTTGTTCCCAACTGTAGGCATACGTTCTACTGGAACGTTACATCCTACCAACAGTACGTGCAAAGACGTATCATTAGAAAAGATATGTCTTGCGCCACCAATCTTACTATAACTTGTTGCAAGAACTCCTGCTTTCATAATTAAAAAAACTATTTGTTAATTTTACTGTAATATCGGCTGACAATGTTGTTTTCCTTGTTAGCCTTATCTTCTTCTCTCTTTCTATCTATGAATGACTTTACATCGCTAGAACCACCCTTGTCAGAGATGAAAGGATTAATGCCATCCTTTGTGTATTTCGTACATGTTTCATTGTACTTTCCCTGTATTTTCAGAAGAATGCTTGTATCTTCCTCTTCGGGCGAAATCTGAATGTTCTCAAAAATGATATTGCGCAACAACTCATTAGGCATACCTGCTTCCGGGCGTTTAATCAAATCAGACAGCTTCTTGCGCTTTTCAGTTACAATCTGCTTCTGCTTTTCCTCCTGCTCTTTAGCTTCAAACTCTTTCTTGAACTTTTCAAACTCTTCAAGTTTAGCCTTGACATCATCGGGCAACTCAAACGGTTTCGGTTCGGGTGCTGGTGTCGGTGTAGGTTGTGGTTGCGGTGCTGGTGTCGGCTGTGGTGCAGGATGTGATTTTTCCCATTCCTTTTTCAAGTTGGATATCTCCTGTTCCTTGATTGTATCCCACTCTTTGCGCTTATCAGACGCAAACGCTCTTACCTGACCTGCCACAGTGTTCTTTAAATGATTCACAACACTTTCATTCCAGAACTTTTCCGCATTTTCCTGCGGTGCGAACGCTGAGAACTCATTAATTGTCTGTTCGATTGTACGATCTGTAATAACGGAGCTACTTTCTCCCAACGCATTCTTGATACCTTCAAAAATGACTTTTACATTTTCATCCATATACTATTTATTTTTTTATGTGATTCATGCACAAGACCTTTGCGCACAGTAAGTACCTCTTACCGATGCAAATGTAGTTAAATTTTGTGTATATACAAAAAAATATTATAAAAAATATTATATTTGCGAATTAATACAAAACGATGGAAGAAATTGACTTAAAATACCGAGGATTAAAGACTAAGGATGTTGTCAAATCGCTGAAACGATATGGCAAAAGGGGAATCATACCATATAAAAGCCTTGATTTCGTCCAAAGATATATAGAGGACAGAAGAAGCAAGGGATACAAGGTAAATATGCTTGCCCCACAGAAAGGTTCACAGGAGGCATTTCTAAGAAACAGGGCAGGGATAAAGATACTTCACGGGAATCGTGGGGGAGGAAAATCCGTATGCCTTGGGATGGATATACTGAGTTCATGCAACCACCCGTCATTTTCCGCACTTGTTTTCCGTAAAGACAAGACATCCGCAGAAAAAGCGGATGGTATCTTGAAAGTGGTTTCAAAAATGGTTGAACCTTATGGAGAATATATAGACTCTAAACGTCTTTCAAGATTGGATGCAGGTGGAGAAATACGGTACGATTATTTCGGTGATGCCTGCCTGTCTGGAGAAAAAGGCGTAAGCGAATTTAAGGACAGACAACAGGGTGGTAACGTTGTCAAGGTGGCGATAGACGAGTGCTCACAGGCAACAGAACCTATCATAAACTACCTTCAAACGGTATTGCGTTCATCATCAGGACTAAGAACAAGTCTTATAGGCGCGTGCAACCCAAATCCGTACAGCGATTTCTGGAGAGCACTGGTATCATGGTGGGTAGACGATGATGGAATAGCAATTCCTGAAAGATCGGGGAAAGTAAGATATTTCTTTCAATATGGAGATACTATACATGAAACAGCATGGGGTGACAGCCCACAAGAAGTATTTGCTCAGGCAAAAGATTATATCATCGCAAGATTCGGTAAAAATACCAAAATTGACGAAACAAACTGTAAAAGATACATCAAGAGCATAACCTTTATAGCTTCCGGGCTGGAAGATAACAAGATACTTATGGCTTCCAATCCAGACTATCAGAAAAACCTTGGAGGAACAGCACAGGAAGTATCCATAAACGCATTAGGTTCATGGAAGCTGATAAAAGGGGGAAACGAGTGGATAACCCGTGACGAAATGGAGGAAATGTTCTCATCTCAGCCTGTGTTTGACGATTATTTTGAATGTGCTACACTGGATATAGCATACGGTCTTGGTGACGTTTGTGTAATGGGGCACTTCATAGGACATCACTTACAAGACCTAGAATGGTCAAACACATTAAAGCCTAGGGATTTGAACCGATGGGTAAGAAACAATCTACGGAAATGGGGAATCGGTGAAAACAGACTGGCATTTGACGGTCTTGGAGCACCTACATTCCGTGACGCATTTCCCGAAAGCCTTGCAATACTTAGAGGCGTTCCAAAAAGACTAGACAAAAGCAAGGATGATCAACCTGTAAGATTCTATTTCGATCTAAGGGCACAGCTTGCCGATGAAATGGTAACACGTATAAAAGGAACAAACCTAGGATATTGCGGATTCAGTATAAACCCGGAACTTCTTGACAAACCGTATGTGAACAAAACAATACGGGAAGCACTGATGGACCAGAGAAGAGCAATAAGACGTGACGTGGAAAGGGAAAACGGGAAACTAAGACTGCTGAAAAAACAGGAAGCAAAAAAGATTGTAGGATGCTCTCCCGACTTGATAGAAGGAACATTTTTATACAGGACATATTTTGATATATGCGATGTAATGATTGACATACCTAACGATATAATGGATGAATTAAAATATTTATAATTACCTATGGAAATTTTAAAATTAGACGTTTTATTACGAAAAGAACCGTTCAAAGTGGCACTTCCGTCAAGATGTGACGATGGAAGAGGTGGAGGAACAAAGAAAAAGCCAAGACGCTCCACTTTGATATACAAATATATGTCACAAGATGATTTCCTAGCGCAATGGGATACATCAGGGCATTATATACACAACAGACCCGACTGGAAAGACAGTATCCCGTCAGACGAGGATGCCACATCATCGGATGATGAAAGTGCGAATGTAGGTGCTCAGAAAAGAAAAAAGAAATTGGCATCAACTCCCTACGTACTGCAAAGACGAGCATTTCCTCTTCAAAGGATGATACATAAGAAAAGGGTATCACACCTGTGTACCAATCCTCTTAAATTTCAGATAAAGAAAAGCGCATCAAACCAGCAGAACAGGGATAAGCTGACGACATACAAGGAATACTGGACTGATTCTCTTATGGAAACAGCCAAGTTTGAACTTATTAGCGAAGCCGGAAAGGTAGGGGATGCTGCCATATATATATATAAGGATAAGGACGAGATAAAATACAGGTCTTTCAGCTACTCAAAAGGAGATATACTGTATGAACATAAAAACAGAAGAGGGGAAAGAATAGCTTTCGCAAGGGAATATACAACCACATACATATCGGCTGACGGAGAAGAACATACAGACACACTTGTCGATGTATGGACTAAAGATGAGTTTTACACGCTTGATTCCAACGGAGATATAGCAACGGATATTGACGAAAACGGAAATATCATACAACTGCATCAATTCCATAACCTGGGATTTATACCTGTAGTATATCTACGGCTTGAACTTCCATTTTGGGGGGCAGTACAGGACTTGATAGACGATTTCGAGTTCTTAATGTCCATGATAGGAGAATACAACACACGACAGGCATTCCAAATGCTACTTATCAAGACAAACGGAAGAATAAACATTCAAAGAAACGGATTGGGAGGAACTTCCATTTTACGTGTAGGAGCAGAAGATGATGCACAGTTCATGGGTAAAATGGACGCTTCAAATTCACTATTCACCGAAATAGACAACATATACAACGGAATACTTGACGGAAGCGGTGTCGTTCCGCCAATGCAATCATCATCAGGTGACAGACCTACTGGAACAACGGCAATGTATTACGAGCCAGAAATGGAATGGGCGAGAAGTGATGCACAAATGATGAATACAGCCATAAATGACATGGCCAATATATTCAAATACTATGTAGGAGTAATGGAAGGTGACGCAACAGGTTATAACGCTCTAAGAATAAACGCTACCATAGAGCCATACTCATACATAGACTTCTCTGAATGGAACAACACACTCGTTCAACTTGTAAACTCCAGAATAATATCATTACAGACAGCAAGAGAAGAAAGTGACTTCTCTGCAAATAACGAAGATGATAGAATGGACGAACAAGACAGAAGATTAAACGATATGGAAGCTAGGGTGGCGATAGAAGAAAACAATGAAAACAACGATAACAACGATAACAGCTAAACTATGGGAAAATTTACAAACTTTCTAAGAAAAATCAGAAGGGCATTAGACTATATATGCCTTAACAATTTGAGAGTTGACGGAATGGAACACCTCATTGCAGGAATACTTGTAGTAAGCATGGCGCAATGGTTTTTCTCCGTATGGACAGCAATAGCACTAACCTTGTTTATTCTTGTGGGAAAAGAAATCGTCTACGATAAGTGGCTTAGACAAGGAGTGCCCGAATGGAGAGATGTATTCTGGGGAGCAGTAGGTATGGTGCTTGGATTAATGTAGAAAAAAACGGTAGTAATATAGAATATAACCCGAAGTTTTTAGGTAAAATAAAATAGGCACTGGAATTTCAGTGCCTATATCGTTCTTTTTATTTCCACTGGCTCAAGCAATCTTGATGATCGCTTTTCACATTAGATTGAGTAGGGGGTGTCTTTTCATCATTTATTTTAGGTATAGGGGAGATGTTATTCTTTTTAATACTGACAGATATCTCCTTAATAACGATAAAAAACGAGTGAAATAAAAATGCATACAATAACACTGCGATAGATAAAAATATATAAATCCATCCATATCCATTAGACCTATATGAGCTTGATTCTACAATTCCCATAATAAGAAGTATTATAGATCCTAAGATATCAATGAATAATATAAACCCAGATATCATTGATAATCTGTTTTCGTGTTTAAACTGTCCATCTTCTGATGGGATGTTGTTAGATGATACGTTGTTTTCCATACTTACATGTTTTTTTCTAGTGTTAACTGCTATTACAAATGCAGTTACAAAAATTATTAATATTATAATTAATTCCATTGTTTAATTATTTCCCCCATTCATTTATTAATTTAATTTCTTCAACAGGACGATCTGGAACTTTCCTACCAACAAATGAAACTAAAGAATTAGCAGCTACTTTTATAGAAGATGTAAAATCCGCATTTTTATCTTTTTTTGAAGCTACATTAAAGGCTCTCGCTGCCAGCATTATTATTTTAGGGTTAACCTTCAAATCAACTAGGGCATCATGTATTCCATCTTCTTTTATCATATATATATACTCGTAGTCGGTAATAGAGTATCCACCAAACTCATTTTGCGCTCTCATTGTGAATTTGGCTACATACAAAGAATCAAATTCAAACTCTTTTTCAAATTTTGATATACTGACAGAACTAGGATTATTGGCAAGCTCTTTAATTGTTGCCATCATTTGTCGTTTAGCTTTTGATTCTAGATTTTCTACTATTGTTTTCTCTTCTTGTTTGTTTTCTATTTTATTGTTTGAAGGAGATGAACAACTACTTACTAGAATAGCAGGAATTAACAATAACCACTTCATAATTTAATAGATTTATAATTTTGCAACAAAAATATAAATAATAAATTCCAAGCATACTCAATCTAAGTTATATTTATGTAATATTAACTACTAATCATTGATATGTAAATTTATATTTTTATATTTGTGGTAATAAAATGGATAAACAATGTTAATGAATGTAATGATTGTCGAGATTATTTTGTTCTTTTGTAAGAAAATAAAAGAAGGAGGCAATATGAATTCTATTCAAAAATATAGAGGATTAGCTATTGCTGATTATTTCGTAAAAAAGTGTATAGAGCAAAATATACCCGTGACAAATATGTCTATTCTGAAGATGATTTATTTTGCTCATGGATTTTCTTATGCTTTGAGGCATAAACCTTTAATTAAAGATCCATTTTTAGCATGGCCATGGGGACCAGTGGAAAAACATACGTATGATTGTTTTAAAAAGTATTCAGCAAATCCTATAACATCCATTTCGGGGGAAACTAATGATGAACTTATAAAGATAGAAAAAGATAAAGAACTATGTATTTTTTTAGACAAATTTATTCCATTGGCAAAAGCTAGTCCTTTTGTTTTAAGTGATAAATCCCATGTTTCAGGAGGGCCTTGGGATGTAACACCTGCATTTAAAGAAATTGACGAAAAAATTATACAGGTATATTTTTGTGCTAAGTATGGAAATGAATAAGCATTCTATAGACAATTTTGTAAATGAAGTCACAGGTAGCACATCTGATGGGATATCAGAAGAATGTAATATTCATAGTGCAAAATTTCTTTCTAAAAATGAGCAAGTTGCCATTCAATTAGAAAATAAGAATAAAAATACTGATATATATCTAAAAATAGCATACGGGATTGGTATTATTATTATTCTCATTATATGGGAATCATTTGTAATATTTTTTTCGGTGAAACAATTAAATCCATGTGATAAGTGTGTATACAAGATATCTGATCCAGTATTTATTACATTATTAACTACTGCTACAACAAATATATTAGCACTACCTACTATTATATTAAGGTATTTATTCCCTAGAAAAAAACAATAATTTTATTTTTTATATTATAGAATTAACACATTATGTCAAGTTGTATTTTTATTGAATAAATTTTCTGATTATTAGGAAAAAGACACAGAATACCTAGTAGAAATAATACACACTTCATCAATAATTAAGCGAAAAATGATTTTAAAAAAGGCAATTATATATTAATTTACACCAATTATGTAAAATATCAATGATAAGCGAAGGGCAAAAGATGAATTGCAAAAATATTTATCTTCCATTATGCGAAAGGAGGCTGCGGCATTAGTAAAACGTTTTGAGGATTCTTTTTTTGAGATGATATATAAGATGAGGGGATGGACATGGGATTATACGCATAAACATCCAAGTGTGGTTGGTAAATGGATAAATGATTTGATATATGAAAGATTAACTCCACTTGTCTTATCTGAATTAAGAAGAAAAAATCCCAAAATTGAAGATAGTCATAATGGACATAGAAAATATAAACATCATCAGTTTTTAACAGAAGAAGTTGGAATACCTAAATTACTATCACATATATCATCTTTAGAAGCATTAGGGCGTGCTTCTAATTATAATTGGGACAGATTTATAGATATGGTAGATTTGGCTTTCCCAAAACAAAACCAACAGATAAAGTTTTATTTTGATGATATATATTATTCCAAATCAGAAACGAAATCAAATGATGATTTTGACAAAGGCATAGACAAGATTATAGGATTTGAAGAAAATTGAAATATATGGCCAGAGTAACAACTCCGGCCTTTCTTATAATTAGGGTTCATTTGGCCCTATTAAAGTTTTATCATCAATGGATATTTTTGTATCCCCTCCTTTTTTTAGTATGAATACTTGTTGAACCCATTTACCTATGATATTCCCTATTGATAAATAAACTTTTACTTTATATGTTTCTGGATCAGCAGTAAATGTATGTATATCTCCTGCTTTGCATTCTATTGATTTATTACCAATCTTATCCCCATTATCATTATACTCAAATAAACGGACGGTACTAGAAAGGTTAGAGTGCACATCAAAAGAGAGTGTATAAGTTGTGGCAACATCATCATCGTCATTTGAACATGCGGAAAACGTTAGAAACATTACTGTAAGTAACATCGTCATACTTAATAACTTTTTCATAAACTTGAATTTTTATGGTTAATACTAAAAATAAAGCTCCACTAATTTCAGCAATAACCACGCATTACAAGTATACAAGGAAGCGCAGACTATCGCCCATACGCCTTCTTGGCTCACCACAAGCCACAATACATTATGGGGAAGTCTACGCCTATAAGGTTTCAACTCACCCAATATGTATTGGTTCATTTATAGCTCGTTTTATTTCCGAGGTGGTGATTCAGAAGGCGATTGAGCTATTTTATATGTCAGTACAACGATTGGATATATCCAATCTTATTTGTATATTCAAGTGCAAATATATTAAATATTTCATATTATATAACTATATGAACCAATTATTTTTATATTCGCCAAATATATAATCAATAAGTTTTAATTTTATTACTTGCTTTAACTTATATTTAACAACAAGTAAATAACTATCATTTTTAATATTTATATAATTTATATACAAATTCAATACAATGGTTTATATATTAAAATAATAAATATTATTAGTTAATAAATTTGTTGATTATCAGATGTTTTTATATCTTTATAGTATCAAAAAAAGATACGAAATGGCTGGCAAAAAGAAGACATACCGAATCAAAAGGCTCAGTGAAAAAGAGTTTAAAAACAGTTTCGGTACGGAAGAACAGTGTATTGAAGCGTTTGAGAAACTCCGCTGGGGTGAAAACATCCAATCTCCATTTACAGGATCTTACAATGTAGCAAGACGTAAAAAGCCCGGCACATATCGTGACCGTACAATCGGACGAAATTTCTCAATAAAGACGGGCACATTCATGGAGAAATCAAATCTTCCATTATCTTTGTGGTTCAAAGCAGTATACTATTACTGTATTGAAACTAACGGAATATCATCATATAAACTAGCCGAACTTGTAGGTGTCACACAAGCTACAGCATGGTTTATGCACGCACGTATTGATACTTGTATAGAACAGCCAGACAGTTTTCTTCTTACAGAAGAGATATCTGCTGACGAATGTTATATAGGCGGCATTGATAAATGGAGGCATAGCAAAGAGAAGGAATACATGAACCTAGGAACTAAAACAGATTACAAGTCGGCTGTAGTAGGACTTTGGAAAAATGACGGTTCTTTCGTGTGGGCAAAGATTGTCAGCGATGTAACAAGTGAAATGGTCGCTGAGGAAGTTGCCCCAAAGTTAGCTAAAGGATGTAAGCTATATACAGACGAAACGGATATATACAATATATTGACGAATGATCTTCATTTAACAAAAGTCTGTCATTCGGAAGGTATATTTAGTATTGACGGATGCTCTTCAAACGGTATAGAAGGATTTTGGCATCACCTTAAACGAGAGATAAGCGGAACATATATTTCAGTATCGGAATACCACTTACAGCGTTATATTGATGAAAAGGTATTCCAGCAGAATACACGAAAGATGAACCGTATAGATAAAATATATGCGCTGTTATCAAATTTAGGCAGACCATTGACGCTTGACAATTTGAGGCAGCCAGGACGAAAGGGAAAAGAAATAGTTGTTGACGGAAGAATAATTATGAGAAAACCATGCGGAAGAATGAGAAGACAGATAATGTAAGATATGAAAAAATATTTGGATAAAAGGATAACACTTTACCTTCGTGGTATAAAGGCAATAGCTATATACCATGCTGACGAAGATTATTATGCACTTGATTTAGCAGGGGTAGTATATTCCTTAAAAACCAAAAAGGATGTTGAATCGAAATTTAATGAATTTGTAGACAGGCTTATATATAAGGAAACCCTTATCTTAAAAGAAATACTTACAGACCCAGATTATCAGAGAAGGGATTTTACCATGCTTGACTATTTCACGGCACTTATAAACCGCGAGAAAGCCAAATCTGAACGTTCTCCAGAAAGCTATATGTGGGATAAGGTTGTAAGAGTATATGAAACAAAGAAATCACGCAAGAAAATACATGATATAAAGGAGCAGATGGAACTTATATGGGATGAAGTGCACATTATACCCAAAAACATAAAGAAAAAAGAGGAGGTGATAAAGGAAGAGCATCCCATAATGCCTGAATTAAAGATAGAACGTCCTAGAAAATATGATGGAATTGTGATAACTAAAGATCTTGATGAAGTGATCAAAGGATTCAAATACAAATACGGACTAACCCCACCTGTGCGAGTTGACGGTGATTCTATCATCATAAACATAGGGGATAATTCACTTCATATAATTCCTAAATACAAATTGGTTAATTACGTCATTCCAACTCATCTTACTACTATAAACCTTGTCTTTATATTAGGCAAAGAAGGGGATTTAAAACTTCAATATACAAAGCTAGGGAAATGGGTTATAAAATGATATCATTCCCTAGCTTTATATTTTAGGTAAAAATACTAGGTTATATTCTATATTACTACCAAAAAAACACCACAAAGTTTTTATATATCAAAAATTATTATTTACTTTGTGGTGTCTAAACTTAATAGCGGCACGAGCCGCATACATCGGCTTTTTTTTGTGCCCATATATAACGTGTATATCATTACAAAATATATACTGCACCGTGTCGGGATGTAGAAATACTCTCGGAGTTTTGCTATTAAGACTTAGACAACACGTAGTGCAGTTTTTTTTATTGTCTAAAATAATAGCTATGTTAGAATTAATCTTATCTAAAAAGAGTAGCGAAAGCGAAATCAAATCGTATTTCAACGCAGTTCTTGAATTGTCAAAGTCTGACAATGAGTTCCCAATCAATCTTGATGAAGTATGGATGCTTGTTTATGGCAGGAAAGAGGAAGCTGTAAGAGCACTAACTTCAAGTGAACAATTTATAGAAAATATTGATTATCAAGTTTTACGCAAGAATGCGGAAAACCAAAAAGGCGGAAGACCTACAAATGAATACAAACTTACCGTTTCCTGTATGGAGTTTTTTATTGCTCGCAAAGTACGTCCAGTTTTTGAGGTTTATAGGCAAGTATTTCACAAAGTGGCAAAGCATGAGCTTTCCCGAAAGGAGCTTGCACTAATGGTAGTACAAGCCGAAGAAGAGAAAGAGAGGCTTTTATTAGAGAATAACCATCTTTCCGAAACAGTAAATTTACAAACGGAAGAGTTGCAGAAAGCCGCCCCAAAAGTCAACTACTACGATAACCACCTACAAAGTGTAAACACACAGACAAGCACACAAGTAGCAAAACAAATTGGAATGTACGCTGAAAAGTTACATAAAAAACTTAAAGAAATAGGAATTATATATCGACAAAGCGGTCAATGGATACTTCATACTCCATACTCAACGTTTGGATTGCACTCTACCCGTACACAAACGTACACACGTTCGGACGGTTCTGTAGGAACAAGCATATACACAGTATGGACCACCAAAGGTGTTCGTTTTATTATTTCACTGTATGAAAACGATTGGAATGTGAAGAAATCTATAGAACAAATAAAATGATGGTAGGCATTTATAACCAATTAAACACTATTTAACTAAATTGGTATCACCCTTGGTAGAAGGGGATGAGGACGTGGAGTGGTCGACAGTAGTCGGGGCAGTGAAACGTCAATATATATGTGTATGAATGTATATAATTACCTAGCAGAGGTCACGGGTAAACAACATGCCCATGTTATGCGTGATATTCGCAATCTATTATCGCAAGGTGTAGCCGAATCCAATTTTGGATTGGGCTCATACACAGACGCTAACGGTCAAGAAAGACCTCTATTTAATCTAACTCCGAAAGGTTGTCTTATTCTCGCTTCGGGCTACGATGCAGTGCTACGTGAAAAAATCATAGACCGTCTTGAATATCTCGAAAATGAGAAAAAGGCTATCCAAACTCCGCAAACCTATCTTGAAGCCTTGGAGGCTTTGGTAGCTTCTGAAAAGGAGAAAGAACGGTTGCGCATTGAATCGGAGCAACAGAAAAAGCAAATCGAACAAAAAGATGCCAAGATTGCCAAAATTCAGCCCAAAGCGGACTTCGCCGACAAAGCCTTTGCAATGGAAGGCAAGTGCGATATAGGACAGGCGGCAAAGATACTTGGCTTGCCTTTTGGGAGAAACTCTTTGTTCAAGAAACTTCGTGAAGCAGGAGTATTCTTTGCTAACAGGAACGAGCCAAAACAGAAGTATATTGATGCTGGGTATTTCGAGATGAAAGAAAAGCCTATTCCAAGAGAGAATCACCCAGGTTTTGTTGTGATGGTTGTTCTATGCACACAAAAAGGTCTTGCATATATCAATCACCTATTTGGCGGGAAACCGTCTGATGGAAAATTAGCGAGAATAGTATAGCACTATACATCTGTTATTACTAAAAAACAAGGAGCGACAAAAACATCGCTCCTATATTTCCTTTAACGTATAATTGATCACTTTATCGTAACCCAAACCTGTTCGCCACGCTTTATCGCATCGTCAATCAATTTGTTCAACTTGTCAGAAGTATAGCGTGATTCGGTAAGCCTGCCTTTTGATGTATTGTTACCTACAAGGATACATCCGGCAGAATCCTTTGCTGTATTCCCACAATTTCCTGTAATAAAGGGCACATCAAATAAACTATTTCTTGTAACTATTGTATGATTTTTATTTTGAACACAAAACACATATCCACTATATGGCTTTTTAAAATAGCAAGACTGAGCAGGTGTTCTTGTTGGTTTGTCTTTTTTTATAGATAACATATACCCATCTTTCCACTTATCAGTTCCACTTTTCTCATTAGACATTGAAGATGAATATCCAGACAGGAATGCCATTATTTGAATTTTGTTTAAAGTGTCTACATTTGTAGAAGCTATTTGATACTGAAAGTTTTCTTTTTTCATATTAGCATATTTACCATCCGCAAAATGATACTCATCAATTAATGAAATCATTTGCTCTTTTGGTAACATGGTAAAAGAACTAGGAATACATTTCCCATCCTTACCCAAGTGATTAGGATCTACCATATTTGCTATTTTATTACAATCAGGATGCAAAATTCTGATTGTTGTAGACCCATCTTTATTCTTATTTACAGAATATCTTAATTGTGATTTATCCAATAAAGAAATTACTCTATTTATCTTTCTTTCTTTTTTATAATGAAAAGAAACAGTACACCTTTCACCTGTTTTAGTATTATACCATCTAACATATCCATCAGCAACTACGTGCATACATATTTTACACATAACAAGAGTATCTTCATCAACACCTGATTCAATTGATGTATTTCCACATGCTATAAATGAAGAACCAATAGGTATATCTTTAGCTTCTATTAACCTTGTTTCACTTCCATATGCAAGATTTATATTACATAGCATTTTATGCTTATCAGTAACTCTATATGACGCACTATTATAAATACCATTAGGATATTCACAACAATACAAATCTCCAATATACTTTTCAATTATAACATTATCTATTGAAACAAGTTCCATCTTATTTGTTGACATGTTTAACGACCAGCATTTTTTAGGATTTTCTTTATTAAACCCATCCATATTAAGCCATCCCTTTTCTGTTAAAATTTCCATTTCAGGATGGAGGCAATGAATTAATATACCCTCAAAATGAGGCACATTCAACAGTCTTGGCATATTACGCCCGAATTTTGGTGACCAGTTGTATATAACCTGGTATCTTCCATAAGGAATAGCAGATTCAGCATAAACCTTCTTCTCGTTTCCATCAAACACTCCGTTCTTATTCACGTCAACAACACGATCTTCAAGCGTATTACTGAAAAACTCACCATCAATATACAAACGCCCTATAGTATAATCAGGCTTACACCATTTTCTTTCTACTAATAGTTCCATGTTTTTTTTTATTTATTGATACATTGCAAATGTACAAAAAAAGTAGGCATTACAAAACAATTAACAATATTTATACATTTTATTATTGCAAAAATACCATATTTTTTGTTTCTTTGTATAACAATAGATGAACCATTACGATGTTTTTACTTTGGCAGCAGGCAGATGTGAATCTTTACTGTTGCCTTTTTTGTTTAAAATACATACCTTTGCACTATGGACAACGAAAGAGAAATATTATCGAAACTTGACGCTATCATACAGAACCAAAAGGTTTTGTACGAGAATCAAATTGTCATATTTCAAACTCTAGCATCAATTGGGCAAAAGGTGTACAGTCAAAGCGATTTCAAGAGTTTGATGATAAACATGGTAGCAAACGGTATAACAGAAAGAGTAGAAGCCAATGATCAACAAAGAAGAAATATCTAAGATTGTAGACTATTACTTCCAGGTAAAAAGACTTGCGAACGGTATCAAATCGTCAACCAAAGAACGTGCGGAGAAGTTCTCTAAGGACCTTCTAGCCATATTCCTTTTGGCAGGGGCTAAATCGTTTAAGTCAATATCAAAACTCCCAGATAACCAAAAAGAAAAAGTGCTAGAACTGACCAAAAAGTTTCGTGAGGATATATATAACGACATATACCAATATGTACTGGAAAGCAATAAACTGTCACTAGAACTAAACGATGACCTTGGATGGGAGTATATTTCAATGACGGACAACGGCATTAAGGAATATATGGAAAGGACATACGGTGGAGAAACGACAAAGCAGAGAATAAACACAAATACAAACAGATTTCGCGCTGTTGTTGAAGTATATCTTGCCAATACATTGCTGTCCACAAAAACGAACAATATAGAGAAAATAACGGATGAGGTTCAAAAAAAGATATGGAACAACATATCATCACCATATAACGTATCATTTATTCCACCAAGCAAACAGAAACACTACGGTAGAGGATATGCTACAAACGGTATAAGCCAGTTGTATGTTATAGAACAGCAGATGATTCTAGGTATTTTCAATGAAGCAAATTACAACTCATGGAAAAACATTCCAAATTTCAAGGGATGGAGGACAGCAGTAACGTCTAAAAATCCATGCCAGTTCTGCATTGATGAGCAATACAGAATACACACAGACAGACCTAAGCTGCCGTTCCATGCCCATTGTTTGTGTATATTATATCCGGTGTTTAATACATAATAACTTGATAATCAACATACCATTGAGTAACATTACCATAAGACGGGGGATTTCCAGCATCAACTACATCATTACGAGTAAATGATTTAGGAAGGCATTAATGTACATCTTTACACATACATTTTAGAACGTTAATCCAACGCCCGCTATCAGTTATCATAAAAGAATCACCGAATACTTTTCTACCTATATTAAGCGCACCGTTGACATCAGCATTGACACGGCAGATAGCGCAAAGCCTGTCGGAATGGTTGATCTCAAATTTATAAACTAATTGCATATTAGCCAGTATTATGTACTATGAAATATTATATGTTAAATTTTTGTAATGGTTTTCGTTCGTTCATTAATGCCACCCGAAATATGGCAAAAAAGATAAACCTCCATCCGCAAACAAAAACAAGAATTTGATCAATACAAGCAAAAATCACACATTTCAGAAAGCATTGCAATTTTAAAAGGGCAAATCATCCCGTCTTTCAGGCTGGACAGGTGCAGGTGATGGTGATTGTGCTGGTTGCGGCATATCTATCTTAAAGCACCCAACTTCATTGTAATATTTACCTTGGTACTCTCTTGCTCTTATTTCAAGATGGGCAGTAATAGTATCACCCTCTTTCAATTGAAGATCACACAGGTTTCCCATTACATAAAAATACACTTCTTTGGTATATGTAGCACCAATTTCCTCAACGAGAAGATTTCTCTTTTGCCAAGGATTGCCTGCCTTACTTGTACCAGTCTGTAACTGACCTACTTTCTTTACTTTACAATTTAATACTAAATCCATTTTTTTTATTTTTTATATAATTATTTTTTTTCAACAATAAAACCCCCATATTTACGGGAGATTAATAACAGCTTATTAACTGTAACAACTGTTTTACATCCATCAATTTTGTTCCAATTTATATCTCTTAATGCAGCATAACCATTACTACTTCCACTGATAAAACAAACAATACCATTGAACTTAACCTTGTCAAACATGGTAAACATTGCTCCGCTTTTTGAAGGTTTACCACCGTTAAGCCAATAAGGAGCACTAGCACTTCTTCTTACACCGCCTTTGCTGAATTTCTGTATATGCAATACCCTGCTATGCCGAGGAATGAACCTTATAAAATGATGAGCAGACAACATCTTAGCTGCAAGATTACCACATATACAATAAGCATCATTGTAATGTTCCTTATCCAATCCTAATTTTATTCGTTTGTACTTCGTGATATAGCCGAATGTCATTGAAACATTATCGTATCTAAGTTTTAACTCGTCATACAATTCCCATCGCATAATCCCCATAAAGGCGGAATCTCTAAATGACTTTCCACGCTTTACATTTAATTCAAACTCACCTCTATGATATGCCTTATGACAAGTTTCACAAAGGGTAATCAAGTTATTTGGACTATTTCCTCCAGTCTTTCTGCTCTCTATGTGATGCACATTCAAGACTTTATCTTTACTCTTACCCTTACAATGTTGGCAAGTATGATTATCTCTAAATAGCACATACTCACGCACATTGAAGAAGTCAAGCTGTTCTCCTTGCTGGTATTCACTGCCGGATATACTTGGATTATTAATCTTCTGTATATCAAAAGCAGCCGTTTCAACTACGATATTAGTTATTGGCAATAACTTATGCAGAAAACCAACTAAATTAAAATGAGATTGAATCTTTTGCTTTATTGACGGAGCAATCCATCCATTTTTTACAATCCTATTATTAAATCTAGGTTTCCTATATCTTGTTTTCCTACTCCTTCTGTTTCTTCTTAACATTCTTCTGTCAGAAAGCAGCTTAACAACATCATTCCTTAGTTCGGCATTCGCTGAAAAAAGTTCTTGCTTATCAGTTGTGGCAGAAACACCAATATGTTTGCTACCACAGTCAATGCCTAATGTTATGTGCTGTTTATATCCATAACTTCCATTTATTAGTTTAATGGTGAAAATATCCTTTCTGTAAACAATTGCCATACCATCTTTCAAGAGAAGGCGTGCCTTTCTCTCTGAACAAGGCATCAAAGGCTCATTATGTTTATTAAGGATATATACCATAGTTAATTAATTATTGGTTTGTTATATTTTTTAATGTTCAGTATTATGGAGGCTAAAATAAAGCCTCCCAGGACTGCTCCCGTAGAATTACCCATCGCCAATGTTATGAAATGGTTTCCTTTATTTGCTAGCAACACTGCCCCTTTGGAGGCTGTTTAATCACTGACCGAAGAGGTTGAAACTTGGATAAACATCTCAACGTTCCTATACATTCATTTCTAACGTAGTCATAAATTTGACTTAGGCTAATCCTACCAATTAAATCAAGTAGAATACTTATATTCTTTTATTTTGTCCAACTCTCTCATTGCGGACAGCCTTCTTTTGTGAGCGTCCACCCTTATCCAGAAAACCTTCCAGCTAACTTCCTTACCGTTAGTGGTGTTCTCTTTAAGTATCTTGCCACATTTTAAAATCTCGTTGACAAGATAATCATACCGTTCTTTATCATAACAATATCTCATGCGACAAAAGTAATATTAAAAAATAAACTAACACAGAAAACAATACTAAAAATAGTTAACTAAATGGTTAATTCTTCCTCTTCATCTTTCGACAATGCTTCCACGTCACCATCTTCACCTTTAGGGAAATACAGTTTATCAAGATAATTGCTTGCTTCACTCTTTTCAGTGAAACTCTTTACAACACTCCCCCGTTTGCTAACGACACGGTAACTAATATTATCCTCTGCTACAACTTTGTAACAATTTAAATCATCCACATCTACAACATCGGGAGCATTATCATCAATACGCATCATGCTCAATATATGAGAATACTCGTTCACCTTCACCGTACAGGAAAAAACATTAGGAACTGGTTCTACTATCAATCCGGCATTTATCAATGAATCAAAAACAGAACGTCTAGGTTTATATTTCAGTTGCCTCCTTATAAACTTCAACGTTATCATATTATCTCCCCTCTGTGCGGATAATACACACAAACGTAATACCCGTAACGCATCAATACTACATAGAGGCGAAAGGTACTTGTACAACTGGACAGGAGTAAATTTATGGTAATAATCAAATACTCCCTCTTCCTCTATTTCCCTTACACGCCTTTCCCTTTCTTTATTCCTTACCGTCAAATTAGTGGCTTTCCTTACCGACATAGACTATCCTTTCCATGTATCGTTTTCCTTTATCCATTTACGTTCATCATCACTAAGATCGCCTGTTGATTCACGATGATATACACACTTGTTGCATAACCCTGCCTTGGCACGGACACACTTGTCGCAATCGTATGGAAAAAACGCTATGGTGGTCTTGTCGTAGAAATCTTCACCAGCATCATCATCAGAAAGCCAACCTTTGAACTTTGCAAGCATATCAAGTGCACCTTTCACATCCTTAAAATCAGCAGTATCTATATCAGAACGCTTTAGGAAACTTTCTATAAGACTTATCGCATCTTCAAATTCAAGGTTATCCTTGTTTATCAAAGTCTTTGTCTTTTCCTTATTCTCCCCTTCCAATACACGCCTCATGGATGGTGTCACATAATCGGAAGCAAGCATGGAAGATTTGGCATAATTGACAATCTGTGTTATCCTTGGAGAGTTCACCCATTGCTTGGCTTTCATAAGCAAAGAACGCTCTGACATACCCTCGTCAACAACGTGTGTAGCCTTGTAAAACAAGACAGGATTGGTATCTATGACATAAGCGGACGCAGCCCATAACTCCATCTCATTCGCATCATCAATATGCTTTGCTATATCAATCTTCTTCTGTTTTTCATCGTCAACAAGAAGATTGTTACTAAGGGGAAGTTTACCCCATCCTTTATTCAAACCCATTACCTTTCCTCCTTTATCCTAAATTTTATCTCCCTTACCCTCTCGTCAAGTTCAGAAGTATATTTCAAAAGATTATATATAGTGCTCCTGTCAATACATAAGAAATCAGAAATCTCAGACATGCTTAATCCCATGTCACGCATGACACAACACACAAGCGCACGGTTCATCACGATATCATGTTTCCTGCTTTTCCTGTTTACATCAATAACGGAGAGTCCGCTTGCCGACAAGACCCTCCTAAAAAGCAACGCATTATCAGCCTTTTTCCCCATTTTCCTTGTCTACAATTAATTGCATAATATCAGCATAACCAGCCAAGTCAACCATATTGTCACGCTTTCTATGGAATCCCTGTCTACATAATTTTAAAGCTATCTGAACAGCCACACAGTCATAAGGAGATAATTCCTTTCCCGTAATCAAAGAAGCAATCTTGGAAATGTTTTCAAAATTGGCTACAGCATCACCATAGTCAGACTGCCTGCTGTTACTACGTATATCCTTTGCTTCATCAAGGATACTTCTCTCTTTAACATGATCAACATAAGCAATACAATCCGAGAAAAGAATATACTCTTTACCCTGGTCGTCCGCACAAAGAAACTTTTCACCATTCTCAAAACAATATTTAATAGTGACAAATTTACCGAACACATTTGACTTGCTTACAGAATCTTCACCGTGAAGTGAAATGTATTTATCATAGCTTATAATTTTCACCCTGCTATTCAACATAACTCCAATCATAACAAATCACCTACCTTTATGTTATCCGCATCCTTCTTATCAGAAAAGAAGATACGGTCATACTTAGTTTCACCAAACTCAACAAACATGGCTAAGATAAAATACTTGTTCAGTACACTATCATAACCCTTGTCGTAAATTTTGTTTATCTTTTTTGTTTTCATCGTTTTTCACATTTAATGTCCATACTGTCACCTCCCATCATCATCTTCAACGTACATGTGTTGGACATCAGTTCAACAATCTCGTATCTTACATACTCATATCCCTCAACATAACATGTAATGGTTTTACCAGAAATATCATAAGTACCGTAACCATTTCCAAAATAGCCCCTTCCTACATAAGTACCATCCTGATTAAACTTAGCGTAAGTAGGTCTTATCATAGGATACCATCTACCATCCACTTTTACCTGAACAAGTTCCCATGTACCGATAATAGCATCCTTGTATTCATCATCCTTATCATCGGAACAACTACACAACCCCAATAATACTATTGAAGAAATAGCTAAAAATAATAAAAATTTCTTTCTCATTTGCCTAAATTATTTGTGGAACCAAAACCTCCATCACCCCTATCCGTTGAATCAAGGCTTTCAACCTCAACAAATTCAACCTCAATATAATTACTGAAAAGAAGCTGAGCAATCCTCTCCTTGGCGACAATATAGAAAGGCTCTTTCTCAAAACTCTTCACTATAACACCGATACAACCAGTATAATCACAATCAATAACACCATCCAACACATCAGCGTCATGGTACTTCCCGTCAACACCAATAATACCTTTCAGGGAAAATCCACTCCGCGGCTTGATAATAGCCTTCATATTTGATGGCATCTGAATGGCTATACCAAGTTTAATCAGATTACGACCTTTTCTTATCAATGTGTTGTCAGGAACATACAAATCATACCCGGCAGCACCATCAGTTTTTTTTTCGGGAAGAACTGCATCCCGTCTTAATTTTACAAATTTTACTTTATCCATTTTTAACATCCGTGTTTAATCTAAATGCGGCTTCCCTAGCCTCATCCTTTGTCCTATACAATTCTATTTTTTCAAACATACGACCATCATCACAGTCATACGTACACAAGGTTACAGCCCACATATTACCACGGGGAGAATAAAAGTATTTCCCGTAATCAGGTCCCATAACCTTTCCGTCAATCTTTATTTCACCTCTTCTGTTCATGCTCTTTTTTTTACCCCGAATTTTTTCCTGAAATCATCAACAGAACATGCTATGCGATTACCAAGACGGTCTACATACAAAACAGCATCTTTAATCATTTTATCATTATCGGCAAGCATGTGGATAATACTGTCAACTACACACTCTTTGCCGCTACCTAATTCAACATACTTATTACCCATGACAATGCAGTCTTTTTCCTTCAAAGGAACAATACGTTCAATCTTGCTTTCACGATATTTTTTCAGTTTTTCAAAGAACTCACGGTGCATTACACGCTCGTTCTCATCCATCACATGATAAAATTCACAGCAAATACCGTGAACATTATCCACTGTATTAATCTCATCAAGGTTGTCAATCACATTCTGCAATGCGTCAAAGAAATTCACATCATGCTCATCCAATACTTCTTCCATCATTCTATCAATGGAAGCAATAACTGCGTTCTTGAAATCAATATCATCACAACTAAATCCCAAAGAGATATAATTACGCAATGAAAGAAGATTTTCCTTAGAATCAATTCCTATTCCAATATCCATTTCCTAAATTCTTTAATGTTAATACTCTTCAAATTATTAATAACAGCATCTCCGATATCATCGTTATGCTTCAATCCAAAAGACAGGCTAGGGTATTCCCACCATCTCGCCACACGTCCTTTGTCACCCCACAAAGATATAGCTTTATTATCAAAGTCGGGGAACAAAATAACATTTTTTGGCAATTTATTTCCAAGCTGGTTCATTCCGCCACAAGCTGTCCATATAAAACCGTTACCAAAAGCCATAGAAGCTATTATGGCAGTTTTCTCCGATTCAACCATACAAGTTATCGCATCGCTGCAATACTCCCCTAAAAACGGCTTAAAATAACCGCGATAGGTAAATCCTTCGCCCGTAGTAAACTTCCTGAAAGCATGGGCTTCCTTCTTCCTGTGCCCGTTCACCTCATATCTTATCCTGTTATCATGGCACACGTTACCATCCTTGTCGGAATACCAGAACACAGCGGATTCCTTTCCAAGACATCCTACCTTATACCTTGAAAACACATCATTCACGGAATCAACACCGAAAACACCTGAAAGGTACTCGTACAGGTTATTACCCTTCCAATGCCCGGCATCGCTAAGCCTGTCAACATACTTCACATCAACAAACTTTGATTCCTGTCTACCCGAATCATACTCCTTCTCGTAAAAATCCTTCAAACTCATCCTGCAACCTTCCGGGCTTGACAGAATCCTAAAAGCATCAGAAGCACTACTGCAACCGGGAAGATAAGACACGAGAAAGTCAAACAGGTTGACAGAATCACCGCCCTGCTCGGTAACGGTGATACTTCCCGACTTGTTCATATAGAAAACCAGCTTGTCCTTCCTGCTATGACTCTCTAGATTTATCCGGGCAGGCAACGTCCACCGCTTACCCCTACGCCTTAAAGGAAGCCCAAGCACGGTATCAAGATTGGCAAATATATATTCATAATCAATGGAACCCATGCTACTTGAAATTACGCCATCCCTGTTTCAAATCCCTAAAGAAATCACTCAACGTATAACGATAACCATCAGGATACCCCAATGAACTTGACAGGCATGAAACATACCCGTAAGGTTTTTTACCGTCACTCCATCTGTACATCATCTCAGTAGGAACCATAAACACAAGAAGAACAAAAACAATGTCAATGTATATAAGAAACATGACAAAACGAACAAAACACCTCATAATCATTCCTCCACATCCCCTAAAAGAAGTTTCTTTGCATAACGCAACGCAAACTCCCAATTGTAATAAAACGTACCTAACAAATCAAAGAACAGGCTATACACGGCATCCTTGTCACCATCGGGAACGGAATACATGATATCATCCATCATACGGATATCATCACTGAACCTGGCATTCTTTGTCGTATAACGCCACAAACCGCCAACGGCAAGTATCTTGGCATGTTCATAAACATGACCGTCAATGGAATATACATCACAAACGTAATCATTAAACCAATCCTCATCGTCAAGCACACCACTAACAGGACTTGCCGACAAAATCATATTAACAAACACACCAAAATGACAATACTGCTCTATCTTACCCGAATCATTGTCAAACTCAACCTTAAAAGCATCCTTGCCGCTCTCATTAATACTGCAAACCATGTCACTTACGTAAAGCGTCTTTAACCACTGGCTGAAATTATACCTTTTCAAACCAACCCTGTTACGGGATTCATTTATCGCACACTGGGCATCAGACACACATACATACCAATCAGAAGTAACACGAATACTTCTATCAAATAAAACAATCTCTTTATTATCCATACACAATAAAATTTTTCAGCAAAAATACATATTAAAGTAATATGGCGAAAATAATAACGGTTAAATAATCTTTAATCTTTATTAGGCATTAATGTACATCTTTACACACACATTTTAGAACGTTAATCCAACGCCCGCTATCAGTTATCACAAATGAATCACCGAATACTTTTCTACCTATATTAAGCGCACCGTTGACATCAGCATTGATAACCTTTCCAACTGCCGACTTGAACAGTCCTCGCTTGACACGCTTACCGAGATAGATATCATGCTTGCATATATCCTCCATAGCTAGAGCATCACATTTACTTGTGTAGCTTTCCTCATGTTCGATATAGCTGATACCTGCAAGCTCGCACTTGTATCTAAGGCAGCTTCTCAACCTCGCAAAAGGGATGAATGTAAACTTCTGATTGTTTACTCCGCCCATATTGACGGATTGCTTCCATCCTTTGTTGTAGCCTACAGCAAGAGTGCCTATATGGTGTGATACAAGATAATCAACGATACGCCTGCTTGTCTTGTGCATCGCATCATTCATAAACCGTTCACGTTTCTCATACATCTTTCTCATTCTGTTTGTCAGTTTGTCTATACCCTGCCTGTCCTTTATGGATTGCAGCATGGATAATGTTTTGTTAAACCATCTGTTGTATGACTTGACAACCTTGCCTGAAAACAGCAGCGCATTGCATCCGCACACCAGCGTGGCAAGGTTGTTCACACCCAAGTCTATTGAAGCCATACCCGTACCGATATTATCCGAACAGACGCAATCATATACAACCTCCACGGTCATGTATGTACGTTTTGGAATTATCCTAACCTGTTTGAACCGTTTGATTCTGTCCTTGTACTTCTCCCATTGAGGAACGGGTATTTTCAAGTCACGGTCAAGGATTATATACCCGTCATGTATCTTGCATGACTGGTTGGTATATATCGCATTGCTCATCCCTCCACGTTTGTGATAGCATGGCAGTTCGGGCTTACCGTTATACTTCCCCGGATTCTTCGCCCAATCCTTTACTGCCTTGACATATCCCTTCATTGCCTTGTCAAGCACGCGCAATGTCTGTTGGGCTACGTGTGATTTCACAAGCCTGTAATTTACCGTACCTTCAAGGTTGGTGACATTTTTCATTATCCTGTCCAAGTCGGGATAGAACAGCCACCTGTCGTTATCCTTCAACTCGTTACGGACAATATACAACGCCTGGTTGTACAGGTTGTTCGTAACACGGCAGATAGAGCAAAGCCTGTCGGAATGGTTGATGTCAAATTTATAAACTAATTGCATATTAATCAGTATTATGTTTCGCCAGTAAAAAGGATAACAGGGAAGCCGTACTGACTTCAGCTTGTCGGAAGGTAGCTACTCCGTTTCTATCCCTGTATGAAGCAAATGTAATACTATATAACGATATTAGGAAATGTTATGTATTAATTTTTTATAATGGTGTTCATTTGTTCATTAATGCCATTGATAATATTTCATTTTCGTCAATTGAATAAAATTCTCCTTTTACTTTTTTATTTGAAAATCTGCGGTGTAGCTCATTTTCTATATTTTCGTCAATAGTTGCAATGACTAATAAATTATGATTTCCGCACGAAAGCGTTCGATATCTCGTTTTAATATCAGATGTAGAACCTATTTTTACTAACCCAGTAACTTTATCTTTCATCAAGTACGTGCATCTATCAAAGAATTTTTTTCTTGAGAGTTTTAATACTTCCGCCATAGTAGTAAATATGGCATAATACAATAATTCACAATCCCCAAAAAGAAATTTATTTACTTCTGTTGCTTTATCAAAATCGTGCATCCAGGCATATTCGATAAGTGCATTAGCTAATGTAAGCTGGTTGTATATAGTACCATCTTCGTAAAGCATATATATCCCATAATCGTTTTCACGAAACTCTATATTTCCTACACAACTTGGGAACATTGTAATTATAAATTCTTTTACACTATTGGTTAAAACTTGGTCATTCTGACCTTTAAAAACTAGTTCATTCATAATAATAAAAAAGTGCGCCTACTACGAGCTGTCAAATCAACCATAGGGTTTATTTCGGAGGCGTTTCCGTATCTCCACTCGGTAGGCGCAATATCTTAATCTTTACTACTACAATATGTCATGGCAAAAAAAATAACGGTTAAACAATATTAAACAGACAACCTATTATCCTTCCATTTTTTAGCTTTCAACAAACCTATACGGACAGCTTCATTGTTATTCCATTTAAAAATGTCACACATAAGAGATATATATTCATGAATCTTATCTCTATACAACAACTGTTCTTCTGTTGCGTGTTGCCAATCTGTTGTTATACCACATTCTTCTTTTATCATAGTGCACAATAAAGACATAGCTTTTGAGAACTGGCTTTTATTGGAACAATTATTATACAGCGCACCAGTCATTTCCTTAAATGAATCACCGCTATCATTACGATATTCAAGAAGTTTGTCGAATAACCATTCATACACCTCAACTTTTAACTTTGGATTTATAGCCAACGCCAAATCCAAGAATAAAAAAGGATGAATCCATGTATGATGCCCTCTACCCCTTCCACTGATAATAGCAGTACCATACTTTTTTTCTAACTCTACAATAAACTCTCTTGTATTATTGCTTTGCCGCCACTGATAAAAATTAAATTCAGGAAACCCATTATTAATCCTCCAAGCATTACCAGCTTTAACCAAATCGGTAGCAGACAAAAATTCACTTTTGCTTTTTTGGGAAATCTCATGCCCAAAAAGAATTCTTTTCATTTCAACTTCTGTTTTCATAATAAAAGTGTTTTAAAATACAATGCAAATATACATACTATTTATTATAAAAGCAAATATAAAACACTTTTTTTCAAAAGACATTTATTTATTATAAAAAAAACATCACTTTAGAACGGCAAATCCTCCTTCATTATATCATCAGCCTGTTGCAGAAGGTATTCGTCAGAATTATACTTCCGTCTTAATACGACCTGAAACAGCCTGTTCCTGTTCTCATCCCACGCGGAAGTGACGGAATAGCCTTCCTGGCGTATCATGTCAACCATCTTTCTCTTACTGTAAGGTCTTACGCCACAGTCATTGCAGTATGCTATGTATTTCACATACAGGTCACGGTCACGAATGGCGGATTCCTCAATATCACCAGAAGAATCATACCCCGAATCGTAAAGATACGACAGGACACTGTTGGAATCACGTCTGGCATTCTCCGTAACGGATTCTATCGTATAACTTCTCGTAAATTCACCCTTGTTCTTCACAAACCGTCTTGCACCCTCTATTATCCAGTTTATAATAGCCGCCGATTCCTTTGACAGCTTCAACGGAAGCGACCTGTCTTGCTCCGATTCCTTGAACACACGATAGAACGGAATGACAAGGGACCGTCTGAAATGCCCGTAAGTCTGGTCCGAAACGGAAGGCATCTTGTTAAGGTTGGCCATGAAAGGTGGCATCATGTCGGCAAGGAAAGGCTCACCAAACGGAAGGCGCGCCATAGTAGGCTCACCAGAAATGAACTTCTTGTATTTTCCACCGCTCACATCCTTCCCACCCATCTCGGAAGCGTAGTTGAGCAGCTTGCCGTTTATCATAGCTATATTGTACTCGCAAGTAGACTTGTCACCCGACAGGTCAGCCATCTCCATATAAGAAACATTATCCTTCCCTAGCGCGTTGACAACAGCGTCAAAGAACACCGACTTACCGTTACTACCACAACCGAGAAGGTAACACATCTTCTCCATCTTGATCTTCTTCCTGTCAACAAAGGCACACCCCACAAACTCCTGCAAGGCATCCTGTGTGTCCTTCACCGGGATCACATCGTCCAGAAACTTCTCCCACAACGGGCTGCGCGCCAACGGGTCATAATTGATATTGATACGTATGCACGATTCTATCATAGGGGAGAAATCAAACGTTTCCATCGTTTCCGTGTCAAGGACACAATTGTCAAACGTGATGAAGTTACGCTTGGGATTGAATATCTCATGCGTCACGTTCTTCACAATGGTACGGTAGAAACGCTCGCTCGTATCGGTCATGTACAGTTCGCTAAGACCGTTTATGCGGCACAAATCCATACACAGGCGCATCAGATCCTCCTTCATCATGGGAACGAATATCTTACCGTCAAAAGCCATGATGGAACCGCTCCTGTGGCGTCTGAAATTGCACTCCCTGCATGCATCAGCTATATCCATCTCGACCATAGCGGATATGGAACGCTTCCACTCGCCTTCATCCCTTGCTTTACGGAAGCCACGACCACCACCCTTGTCCGCCAGCTTGCCCATAACGGAATCAAGGATGTATTCATAAGAAGCCTTTGCAGATTCAGCGACAGTCATTTTCCCCTCCTTTCTCTACCGATCCTACCGATCCTACCTGGTCCAGAGATTTATCCCGGTCCACAACCTTCCCGAACATTACAACGGGATACAGATCATAATCGTCCGTTGATATGTCAGGGCGTGCGTCCATATCGTCAAGGGAAGAATATACGTCCGCGATGTGCTCCAGTTTCCTGCACACGATGGAATCACGTCTTATCCCATAATACTCTATAAGGTCAGCCATGTACTGTATGGTGATGTCCTTGAACCATGTGAACGCATCATCACGTGTCTTTGCCCCGTCACAGCAGGTATTGAACGTGTACCCGAAACGCCTCATCTTCACGAAGTAGCTGTTCCGCCACAACGACACCGACTTGTCCATCTCGTTCCCTGCGTTACGTATGGCGGTGACGATGCTTCCCGGCATGAGCGCGCACCGTGAAACGCGAGCGGCGGAAGGCTTCCCGTTTGCCCCGGTCCCATCCACCATATCCACATCTGGCACGAACCTTAGATCATCCACGCTCCTTCCGCCAACAACGGACGTATCATGGCGCATAAGGTAGTCTGCATCCACGATATGCCCGTACTGTCTTACCTGGTCCTCACACCACGAAGCGAATCTGCGCAACGACCGTTTCCACTCGGAAGGGAGCACATACCCGTACCTTGCACATATATCGGCTATACGCTTTCTCTCCTTCTCCCATTTGCCCTTCATCTTCCTCTCGTACTCCAGCACCTCACCCTCCACGCTGACACCAGCGACCTGTGCAGCCATAGACTTTGCAGTTAAAGGTACTGGAACACGCTTGATGAATGACGCTTCCGACACGAACACAGCCTTTGTTCCGTCCTCCAGAGGCTCGTCAAGTTTAAGACAACAGTGACGATCCCGGAAGCTGACGAGCGTAACCCACCCGAACAGCCACGTCTGAACCCTCATACCCTTGTACCAACGCTCCCTGTCGGGCATTGCATCGGACAGGCAAATAACACGCCTTGATTCGGGCAATCTAAGTTTAATCTCTATTTCTTCTTCCATCTTTACACACACATTTATCTGATTTCACCTGCAAATATAGCGTAAAAAACAATACGAAAACAAATAGTTAAATTAATTAACTGCAAATGTTTACGTAGTTAACAAATGCGTGTCAAGGAAGATAGTTTATCTTTCTTAACACAAGATTTTTTACTTTCACGTCCACAGTATGCTTTGAACAGGAAAAGTAAAAAATGTTGATTGTTGTTATTTTTTATTTTTGTCATAATTTTTCTCATTTTAGTTAAAATGATTTAACTATAATTTTTTATTTACTTGTTATTTTCTACGTTAAGAAATGTAAAATTGATTTAATTTAACATAAAATAAAAAATCTCAACACCGATAGTTGTATATGCAACTAATTGATTCGGGAAAATTCGTAAAAAACCTACGAAATTCGTTGATTTTTCGTAGACTTCGTAAACTCTTCGTTTTTCAACACTTGTCAAAAAACTCGCAAAAATTAATGGTTAAATAGCTGAAAACAAGCTGTTTAGTCTTGTCAAAAAAAATTGAATCGTAACCCTATACGAAAAAATCCCCTATTAATTTACGTATTAAATGTTAAAAGTAATATATATATACAATACATACATACACGTACACGATACATGCTCTATTACAATACATATACATACACAATACATACATAACACACATACATACAGACACCAAAACTGCATACGTAATTTAGTATAGATACATATCAAAACGACGAAATCAACGAAGAATACTGTAAACCAATAACTTATACTGCAAAAAAAGACATAAAAAATGCAACCATACCTACGAAACACACCAAAAAGCCTACGATTTTCGTAACTTTTTATGTAAAGATTTATCCGATTTTGTTGAAAACTACCGAAAATACACCACCAAAACGCAAAATCAGCCATCCGAGCAAAATTTGGGGAAAAAAAATTTTCAGAAAAAAATTTATCGGGAGCGACACACTCACCGTGAAAACTCCAGAGAGGGGGGTATGCCACTGATTTACAGGCAATTACGTGTTATCAAACACCCGGAAAAATATCGTTTGTAAATAAAAAAGAATTCTTTTCTACGAGAATCGAATTTCGAAATCTTTACAAAGTAAAATATCTTGACAAGTGACTTCTACGAAGATTTCGTAATTCCTTGATTATCAGACACTTACAAACAAATTTAACACAAATTAACATTGAAAAATCTTGAAATTAAACATAATATTAGGCTAAAACAGGTCTTGCGTGTTCTAATATATTAATATTATGCAATATTAATTTAAAATATGTATATAAAAAGTATTGATTTTGGAAAAAACGGGCTTAATTTATAATGAATGTTAATGAAATATACAACCTAATCAAAAACGCTGTATGTTTGCAGTGTCGGAAGTCAATAGGACATGATCGGAAGGACAAAGAGATACTTGACGTATTGAAACAGCTTGCTATAGTGACAGTATAGTACAGATCCGCAAACCAGGATAAGCGGAATATAAATAGCGGTGTAGCTAGCCACGATGCAGAGGCACGGAATGTTAGATAAGGGCGATAATGTTTTAGTGCGATATGTGATTAGCTCCTGATACGATATAATATAATGTATGTGCGTGTGTATCCTATACATAAGCCTTAATACGGTCCAGTTATGCACGGAGCGTATAACATAAGCCGTAAAAACATACTATACGCACATATTGTAATGTAGCTGCCATCTATAGCCTCGTTGGTGTGGTTGGTGTACATTGGTAACGGTTACAAGCCCGTATAGATACAGAGTACAATTAAAAACATTATATATTATGTATATAATTAAAAACAATATATAAGACGAAAAAACAAGCTATAGCCGAATTTAAGCGCAATTTCGGGAACTTTAGAGGTTTGGTAAAAAAAGAATGGGAAATTATTAACAATTAAATATTACAATTATGGAAAGATACGATTATTTTGCAGCGGTTAAAAATGATGTTTTAGATTATATCAATGACAACGAAATAGTAGTAAATACAGAAAATAGGGACGAAGTGGAGCAGGGACTCAACGATACACTGTTTACATGTGATAGCGTAACGGGAAACGCTTCAGGATCTTACACATTTAACGCGTGGAAGGCTGAAGAATACTTGTGTCACAATTGGGATCTGCTAGTAGAAGCGCTAACGGAGTTCGGGAGTGATATGAGTTATTTGGAACGCGGTGCAGAAGCGTGCGACGTTACAATACGTTGTTATCTGTTAGGTCAAGCAATTTCGGAGGCTCTGGATGAAGTGGAAACGGAGGAATAAGAATGAGAACGTTTTTTGCACAAGTTGAAACACGGTATCGGGCGATTAAAAATTGCCCGTTTACCCCTGCACACATTGTCAAGGTTTTTGGCGGTTATATGTGTTTTGAAAGTGATAATGATTATAGAGTTTGGAAAAATCAAAAGTAATAATTTAAAACAATTAAAAATATGAGAACGAACAATAACAACCTAGTAGATTTTTCAAGCAAATATACATACATAGCTTCCGAAAGTTTAGTACAAGTAGCAAAAGACAAACATAGTGATATATACCTTAATTTCGCGTACACCGATTACGGCGGATCATTTTTAGACAAGGTTATAATATCTTACTTTAAAGAAAATTACCCCGAAAATATAGTACATGAAAAAACGTCCTGGAGCGGTGAAAATGCTTTCATTTTTGGAGAGCCTGCAAAAGAGTTGTACGACTTCATAAAAACTGGTTATATACTAGGGTTTGATTGTTTAGAACAATATTATACCGAAATGCAGTATAACATGATAACAGAAGAAGCGCAACGATATATTAATGATAACGGGCTAGGCAATGAGTTGTACGATATTGTGTACGAATGGCTTGTGAATAATAGTAGAATGGAACCTACCTTTGTAGATTACTCAGAAGTTGAACTAAACGATTTTTTACAAAAATGATTGAAACATTAATACTATTATGTTGCCTGTATCTATCAATACGGGTAACTGATTATATCGAAAAACAGAAACAAAACAATAACAATTAAAAACGTAACATTATGGAAAGAAGAAACGACATACCCAATTTGCTTGCAATGTATATACGTAACACAAGTGAAATATATAATATAACATCATGGCTGCAAAACTGTGTAATCAAAAAAATAAACAAGGGCGTACAACCACAATTAGAATATCTTGCAAATTGTAGCACAATGGAAACCATAATCAGAGAGGCCGCCAAATTGTTATACAAGTACGACGGGATAACACCCACAAAACAGGAAAAACAGGAAGCGGCCCGGGAGCACGCCAAATATATCCTTGAATGTGTGCAATACTCTATAAATAATCGCTAATAAAGGGCAAATAAAACCTTGTAGTAAAAGATATAAACCAATACCGATATATTACCCATAAAAACAAAAAGATATGATTTATAAAGGATATATAATACATTATTGCTTTTGCGGTTACGAAACGAAAATGTATCTAATTAATTTCCCCAACATCCCTACATTTCCAAAAAATATAAAGTGTATGCACATAAGACCGTTAAAGAAGCAAAACGGGAAATTGATGGGGTAATAGATATATTGACGCAAAAATAAAAACATTATGATACAAGTAATAGTAAAAAACAGCAAAACAGGCTGTCAATATATTTGTAAATCGGCTTCAAAAACAGTAAAGCATATAAGCTACCATTTCATATGCATGCACAGGAATCACCCGTTTTTTAAACAATTATATCACGGGCCAAAAGGTATATACATAGGTTCGGAACGGTACAAGGAAATAGAAGCTCTAGAAAAATCTATCTGGAATACACCAATATACAAATTGCTAGAGCTAACCATTACGGAAACACCCCTAGACGGGCGTACTAGATACGCAAAACAGTTACCCGTATTCAATGCGGATATATTGGCGGAACTTACCTATTAATCAATCAAAAAAACAATATAATTATGATACAATTTACTATTGACAGTTTCAGCAATGGCATATCAGGCCGTCCGTACAACTCGATCAAAGACGCAATACAAGACGGTGGATACTCCGTTTGGTGCAACGAAAAGATTAAAAAAGCATTCAGTTTTGGGAACGGCACGGAAAAAGACTTTAAAAGGTATTGCAAAGACAACAAGTGTAATGTTATAAGCGAAAACGAATTTTACAAGGAACTACACTCTTTGCCGTTTAACGAGCAAAGAACACATATCCAATTTATTAGAGAGCAATTAAGCCTTTACAATAACCTATAAAAACATAATGCAGCAATGAAAAAACAAAACTTACAAAAAGAATTATATCCTATCCTTGAAAACGAAAGTATTCAGATCGGAGCGTTTAAGGCTAACAGAAGTATTGATACATTGGATTTTATCAGGGAAAATATCAAGTTTTGGAAAAGCTATGACGGGCACAAGTTACCCGAAAAACAGGTTAAACGAGCGTATTATAACGGTACCAGGACGCAAAACATAATCAAACTATACAGAGACACGCCCGAATTGATTAAGTTCGTAAGAAAGCACGCAAACGACTATAATACGTTAAAACGAAGGACGTACCTAGCTGCATAAATATTGATCGTAGGCGGAAAGAACGTTATTTTTCCGTATATATCGAAAAGTTTGGGAACGTGCGTTTTGATGAAGTGTTAAGAGTTTTCCCTTTGCTTCCTAAATCATATTTGAACGAATAATGAAAGTGATTAGAGTAATAAGAAGAATACTAACCGACTCGGATATTATAGACCTGTACGGCCTGTATTGTGAGTTTTACAAAAATATACAATAATATGAAACGCGAAGAATTAGACAACATTTTGCGCAACTTGTTAGTTGCTGGAAACATTGTAACCGTACCGTTTGAACAAATGAGAGAGATACGCAAAGAGCTGGATCGGTTTGTTAAGCCTGTACAGATAGAGATTATTAAGAGCGATTTTGAAACGGTTTCATTTAGGGAATTAAGATAAATAGGATTGCCCGGTATGGAGAACAACGAACAGAGTGATACTATTACCGGGAACTAATTAATAACTTAAAAACGAAAAGATATGAATATTATTACAGATAAGGCGAAAACTCCTGCAAAGCTGCACTATAGGGTAAGCAATAACAGCGGATCAATAAATAAAGAGTTTGGCAAGAACCAGCAAGCAGCCTATGACTTTGCAAACGGAATGAAAGAAACGGCAACTATACGCGGGTATTTCGTTTTCAAAAAGCGCGGAGAATGGCAAACTAATACGGTATTTATAGACCATGTGTTTAAGTAATCAACTATCCCGGCGTGGAGGACAACAAGCGGAGCGACACCGCCTCCGGGAACTGAAACAAACTAAAATTATAAAGATATGAACAGATTAAAAAACGCCATTGAGACAGGAAAATTCGCATGGGAAAAGTATTTGAACGGTAAGACATGGAACGGCATAATGCTTCGTACACAACCATTGTTTTGCAGTTACGGGCAAATAGGTTATCAGGTGTTTGTGTACGACCGTGAACAACATGTAGCCACATTCACATACGATTGGGAGAAACAGCAAACCGAAATTTCTAATAACTAAAACAAGGAGGAAATAATTTGGGAATAAACCTACTTAAAGAAACACAAGAAGTTACAAGCATAGAACTGTATAAGATTGGCGAACCATTACCGAAACGAATAATAATTTAAGCAATTTGATATAATGGGAACGAACAATAAACAAGCTATCCTAGAAGGGAGAAAATGGGACGTAATAGAGAGTGTTGACGGATATTTTTCCGGGGAAAAGAACGGAGTAATCATACAAGGAACGACAATGAGTGATCTGTATGAAAAATGTAAATCTTTTGATATAGCTTCGGTTATGGAGAAGATTAAGACGGGTGATAATCTGAACGACTGGGAAAAACGCTTAATAAAAGTTAATAAAAAGTTGTTGGAAAACCAATAAACTATATCTTTGCCGTATGAGAAAAAAATACGTTGCATATTATAAAGGCTGTACAATAGAGGTCACAGGAGAAAAAGACTTCATGTACCGGATAATAAAAGGTGAACGGATGGTTCTCTTTGTAGATATGTTTTACAGGTCTACAACTGATGCGTTAAAGGGCGCAATGAGGTGGGTGGACAATAATGTTAGAAAGGAGTGAATTTATGCTTTTTGGAATTGTTTTTGCAATGATAATGAGGGCTTTATGTGGAAATATGTTAGACGATTAATTATTATCATCATATGGCTTATTGTGTTACAAATTTTATCTGAATGTTAAACGTTTGTGTATATGAATAAAGAGGAATTTAAATCAAAGGGGGAAATTATCAATTCAAAGATAAGAGAATTGAATAACGAAATGATGAAACTTAAAAAGGAATATATTAAATCCAACGAGAATTATCCTATTGGAAGTAAAGTTTGTGTTACTATTCCATCATCCGTATATACTATTTTGGACACTCTTGAAAGTTTTGCCGTTCCTGAGTCAAAACAGTATGCTTATATTGTAGATGGCATTAATGAACAAATGAACACCATTATAAAAAATTAACACATAACATTTCCTAATATCGTTATATAGTATTACATTTGCACCATACAGGGATAGGAACGGAGTAGCTACCTTCCGACAAGCTGAAGTCAGTACGGCTTCCCTGTTCTCCTTTTTACTGGCAAAACATAATACTGGCTAATATGCAATTAGTTTATAAATTTGAGATCAACCATTCCGACAGGCTTTGCGCTATCTGCCGTGTCAATGCTGATGTCAACGGTGCGCTTAATATAGGTAGAAAAGTATTCGGTGATTCTTTTATGATAACTGATAGCGGGCGTTGGATTAACGTTCTAAAATGTATGTGTAAAGATGTACATTAATGCCTGTGATAACATGGTATTCAAGGAATGCGAACTTGATTTTTCAGCTATCGACTGGGAACAGCGTAGATACGAATTGGCGAAAGCTGCCATGCAAGGATTTTGTAGCAATTCACATGAACAGGGAATGAGTAATGGTTCATATATGACAGCCCAAAGGAGCCTTAGTTATGCCGATGCGCTAATAAAGAAATTAAAAGGAGAATAAAATTATGACCGAAGAACTTGTAACATTGGAAACTGCGAAGTTGTTGAAAGAGAAAGGGTTCAATGAGTATTGTAAAGATATTATTAAAGAGGACGATAATCGGATAATGCAATCTGTGTTCCGAACGAATAAGAATTTGCCAAAATTGTGTTATAGTCGTCCCACTCAATCCGTTGCACAAAAGTGGCTGCGTGAAATAAGAGGTGTGTATGTATATGTAGAACCTGTTATTGGAAAAAGATGGACGCTTTCTTTTTGTGATTTCAATGTTCCAACAGAAGAAAGCGACTGGATGGAGAAGGAAATAAACAAAGGGAATGGCTATAAAGTATATGTCACCTACGAGGAAGCACTGGAAGCTGGAATACAGGAAGCATTAAAACTTATATGATTATGAAAACAATATTATTTACAATTATATTCATAATAGCTATTTTATGGGTTGGCGATCTCACAATTACATTTAAACCGTTTTCCATATCGTTGCCCGGTTGGCATAAGGCTTTAGGTATTATTCTGTTTGTATTTGCAATGGCGGTGTATAACATTGGAGAATACGCTAAGGGGTACAAGCATGGTTTTGATGATGGAGTAAAGGAATGTATTGAAGCGATTAAGGGAAATGGGAAGAAATGACATTGATTTCCCGTTACTCCGTATATTTAATGGAGTAACGGGGCGATATGAACTTCTTATTGACGATGTATCCATAGATGCTTATGGACGTGTAAGAGATAGCAGTGGTTGTGTTGTAGAATGGTTTACAGGCGTGTTTGACATGAACGGAATACCATTGTTTGAAAACGACATAATCATGCCTGTAAAGGACGGAATAAGCCAATATAGGCGCATCTGGAGAACAGTAGGCGGATTTGTATTAAGCAGGAGCAATGATGTGAAAGGGCTTTCAAGATTGGATATGCTTGGTGCGGACTATCTGGTAAACGAACGTGTTCAGCAATACATATCTGATGGGTGCGTAAAGGTAGGATCTGCAACAATTGATCTTAACCTGTTAAAAGGAAGAACGAAAGAAGATATTATTAGAAATTTAGCTAGAAGGGTCAGATGAAAGACAAAATGCTAGAGGAAAGTTTGAACAATTTATACAGGACGTTTCTTATTTGGGTGATAAGATGTTATCCTATATTGTTCTGTCTTGCGATACTTGTCCATCAGTGTGAGGTTATACACTCTGTTGGCACAGGGGATATTATTGAGTATTATGATGGTGATACATTGGAGTATATTCAGTATGCCACTCCGTTTTCGGACAAATACCTTACCATATTCTTTAACGCCAAACTGTTTAATGCAATATTGTTCTATGTGTTGTCAAAGGTATTTTTATTTTGTATATATCATAGAGTATTTGTTATTGAGATGTTCATATATGCAATATTGGATATTGTATTTAACAATGTGGTGTTTGAGGATGTGAGATGCACTATGTTTTATTCGTATATATCAATAGGATTTGTAACTGTATGTTTCTTTATTGCATTGTATCTACATCAACGATTCGGAGATAGGAATATAAATAATCATCAATCTATAACCGATGGTTTTAGAAACTGTTGTAGATTATAATTTCTGTTTTCCTGTGGGCTGTAATCCTCCCGTATTTTTCATGTTTATCTTGACCTTTACGGGAGATGCCTTTTTATTTGATGTTACTTTAGGTGATTTAACATTCACCCTAATCACTTTCTTTACCATATATTACTCATTTTAATTGTTTTGCAAAAATAATGATTTTTTTGGTATTATAAAAACTATAAAGAAATGACTGACATTGTACTTAATAAAAGTTAATTAACAATATATATTTTAAAACATTTGATAATATGTCATTTTATTGACTATATTTGCATCATGTTTGAGTGTAGAAGCAAGCATATTAATAAAAGTTTAGGGGGAAAGCGTTCCCCCGATTTTATTAACCATTAAAACAAAAGACCATGATTCTACTGGAAATTTTTCAAAACTGCTTTATTGTGGGGTATGACGGAAAGAAAATACCCTTCGTGAAAGATGATTTCCTGTTTAGTGATACCGGGGAAAGATACATTTTTACCAACAAGGAAGACGGTGAACAGGTTAGTCTACCGAAGCAATCGACAATAGTAATTAAACATAATATTTTTCATGAAGGTATTGATTAGAAAGGATTCAAGCGACATAAGAAACAGACTTGAACGGTTAGAGTACACCGCTTCCGAAAAATCGTTGGATGGATTTGGTGATGGCATCTTTGTAGACAAGTCAGATAATACTTTTCACGTGAAATCAGAGTGGGAAGTTATCCGTATGTTTCTTGAAACAGTAGATTGCGGAGATGACGAGAATATGTTTTTTGATTTTGTAGAAAACGATATAACGTCAATAACGCCAACAATGCTAGGTAAATATAAATCTTTAATAAAAGTTGATAACTTTCCCATCATTAATACATCTAGCATTCAAGATGTGTTATACCGTGAAGATAGAGAACATAACATCATAGAAGTTATTGTTATTTCAGTGTATGGGTTAAAGTTGAAAAGCGTAAAAGATGTTGACTTTTCAGACTCTAATTCGGATACAATAATAGAGTATATGAAATCGTTGCATAAACAACTAAAAAAATATGTAAAATATGAAGTGTAATTTTACCCCCATGGACAAATTCTACCAGATACTGGATTACTACGGTTTGTCTTACACGGAGATTAAGAAAAATCATATCCGTGTGTTTTATGGAAACAATAAAATGTTTGATTATTATCCGCTTCGCATGAAGCTGTTTGATTACCATGAATGGCATCAGCTTACTTATCCGTTCGTGAAGGGTAAGGAAGATGAATGGGAAATAGAACTTACCATGTTCATTAGCGGAGTATTGGGAGATGAGATGTTTGAAAAGTTTAAAATATATTAATTATGGATAAGAAAGAAAAAGATTTAGTTCCAAAAGCCATAAATTTGTGTGGCAAACGGAGGATGTTGTCTTCAATTAAAGGATGGGAGATTGTTAAATATAACAATTACTCTAACGGACATGCCAATCCACAAAGTGTCAAGAAGTTGAGAATAACACTTTCAGGACGTGAAGTCATTGAGTATGTTCTGAACGATGAAGATGATACTATTAAAAAACTTGATAATTATTTTGGTCTTCTATGATGATAAAAGTGGATATACCAGAACCGTTTATAGACGGTGATAATACGATGGTTAACATTACATCTGATTCATTCTGCTATTCTAGCATTGATTCACGTTATGAAGGGTTTCAGAGTGCTTATAAGGATGGGAATGTTAATCAGAAGATACAGGGTAAACTAGAGATTATTGCAGATCAATTCAAAGAACTAATAAAAATCATTGAGGATAATGGAAAGACATTTGTTAATACAGGAGTGTGAGAGAGAAGAGGAAATGAAGAAATTACGCAAGCAGCAGAACGATCTTATCAAGAAAGGTCGTATGGTTGAATGTTCTCGCGTAACAGCCAAGATAAAGGAGTTCCAGGAAGCATATATAAAGGCTTATCCTGACGGTAAGTATGTGAGAGGTATGGAAATTATCAAAAAGATGTCAGATGATGAAAAAACTGATTGGATGATGTATATTAATGCTATTGCTTTCTGTGCTGATATTATACATTCATCCTCTATTGAGCTTAATGAAATGCTAAAGAAGGTACTTCCAGGGTCTAGCCTTCAAATGTTTGAAACACTTGAAAAGGTAGGTACTATGGCAAAGAATCAAATTATGTGGATGGATAACAATGTGGATGAGGAATATCAGGACGATTTTGCCAAGTATGCTGACGAGATATCCGTGATGCTTTTATCATTTGTTAAAAATAGATTTTTACCTAGGAAATGACACGAGAAGAGATACATAAGAACGTGCTAGAAATAAGAAATTATTATTTCAGTATTCAGAATAAGATTGATAACGGATGCAATGTTTCAGAATTGGATATAAATTCTAAAACGCATAACCAGATGATTGACGATACCATAAAATCAGCCATTGAAGATCATAAAATGATTCTTGCTTTAGAAAAGTATAAGCTATGAAAAAGAAAGATATAGACGAAGGATATATTGTAGGTGACTTTTATATAGTTAAAAGCCCTATCAAAGAGGGATGGCTTCACATAGTGAATATAAAAACATCTTGGCAGATAAAGGTGATGATGGGAGCGAATACGGCAAAGTTCTTAAGCCTTCCCCAACAGGAGATATTTGACAGGATTAACGGAATATACATTCAATCCATGATGTCTTTATACGATTCAGATTATGCCTTGAAAATAGCTAAAGATGCTGTGTCTTATATGTCTGAAAAGGCAGGAAAGATGGAAAAGTTGGAAAAGGTGGGGAATACTGAAAATGAAGATATTGAAAAGGTGAAGAAAGATGAGTTTATGATGAAGATAGCCACATCTTCCGATGAAGAAATTATGGACATGATCATAAATGGGGAAATAAAGTACGAATATTTCAAGCAAGAACAGGAGGATTAAATCATGCAAGACTATATTTCAGACTGGTTTATTCCGATGGATTTCGGTAATGATATGCCGGACGAAGAACCAAGTGGTGAGGATAATTTCAATTTTGATTGAAGTATGGAAAAGAAATTTATACTAACAGATAAGTTTGTAATCAATTCTTTTGGAATAAAGTTATTCCAAATCAAGTGTACAAAATCTTTCAAATATGCCCAAAAAGGTGATTTTGGAGGATATGTTGAGAAAGAAGGGAACTTAGACCAAAAAAATGACGCTTGGGTGTCCGGCAATGCTCGGGTGTTCGGCAATGCTCGGGTGTTCGGCAATGCTCGGGTGTCAGGCGACGCTCGGGTGTTCGGCAATGCTCGGGTGTTCGGCGATGCTTTGGTGTCCGGCAATGCTTGGGTGTCCAGCAATGCTTGGGTGTCCGGCAATGCTTTGGTGTCCGGCAATGCTCGGGTGTTCGGCAATGCTCGGGTGTCAGGCGACGCTCGGGTGTCAGGCGATGCTCGGGTGTCAGGCGATGCTTTGGTGTCCGGCAATGCTTGGGTGTCCGGAGATGCTGATATAGAAAACGACAACGAGCATTGCGGATTTGACGGTTTCGGCTCATGCAATCGCCACACTCACGCATATATGACAAAAGAAAAGAAAGTGGAAATAATCTGTGGATGTTTTCGTGGTAGCATTGAAGAATTTGAAAATAAGGTGGAGGAAACACATTCGGGAACAGTCTACGAGAAGCAGTATAAATCCATAATCAATGTAATTAAAATTAAATTTGGATTGACTGATTTTACATAGTTTACTAATGATTTTTGGCACTGCCCAATTATGGTTAGTTGGTTCGATTCCCCTACGCCCTTTATAAATGGGGCATTAATAAACAAATAAACACCATTATAAAGTATTCGGTGATTCTTTCATGATAGCCGATATCGCCCCGAACAAAATGTGTGTAAAAATGTACATTAATGCCTAGGGTGGGCGAACATGGGGCGTTTGGATGGTGTGACTAATGTGACGTGCGGCATTGTAGAGGAGGACAGTTCGATTATGTCACGCCCTCATAAATGTGAGCCACACATAAATGGCATGTGTTGATAAATAATGGTTATGACTAAATTTATGACAGATATAGAAAAATATAATAAATTTTTGGAAACAAAGAAAAATAATAAAATAGAAAGTGGATTTAATGTTGATTATAATGAACTTAATCCTATATTATTTGATTTTCAAAAATATTGTGTAAAGATAGCTTTAAAAGTTGGTAAATTTGCTTTATTTGAGGATTGTGGTCTTGGAAAAACAATCCAGCAACTTGAATGGGCAGATAAAGTATATAAACATATAAAAAAACCTATTATTATACTTGCTCCTCTTGCTGTTGTAAGCCAAACAATAGAAGAAGCTAATAAATTCGGATATAATATATCAGAATATAATAGTAAAGATTGTAATTCAGGTATATATATAACTAATTATGAAAACATAGATAATATTGATGCTTCTTTATTTGGAGGTGTAGTTTTAGATGAAAGTTCAATTTTAAAAAATTTTACAGGTAAAACTAGAACATTACTTATAGAATCTTTTCATAATACTCCTTACAAGCTAGCATGTACTGCTACTCCTTCTCCTAATGATACTACAGAAATATGCAATCATGCAGAGTTCTTAAATGTGATGAATCGTACAGAAATGCTTGCTATGTATTTTGTTCACGATGGTGGAGCCACATCAAATTGGAGGTTAAAAGGACATGCAAAGCAGTCATTTTGGGATTTTGTATCTACTTGGTCAGTTATGTTGAATAAACCTAGTGATATAGGATTTGATGATGCTGGATATAATCTTCCTCCATTAAATATTATAGAAGAAATGGTTATAACTCCTAAAAGGAATAACGGTTTTTTATTTAATGAATCTGCTGTAAGTGCTACATATTATCATAAAGAATTAAGAGCTACATATAATATTAGACTTAACAAAGTATCTGAAATTGTAAATAACTCTAAAGATAATTTTATTATATGGATAGGTCATGACGAAGAAGGTGAATATCTTCGTTCTATTATTCCTGATGCAATAGAAGTAAAAGGTAGTGATAGTAAAGAATATAAAAAAGATAAGTTATTGGGGTTTAGTAGAGGAAAATTTCGTATATTGATTACAAAGTTAAAAATTGCTCAATTTGGTTTAAATTATCAGAACTGTCATAATCAGATATATGCTTCACTTGATTTTTCTTTTGAATCTACTTATCAAGGAATACGCCGTTCATATAGATTTGGTCAGTCTGAATCAGTTAATATATATCTTATTACTACAGACACTATGACTAATGTTAAGCATAAATTTGAAATAAAACAAAAGGCATTTAATGATATGCAAACTTCAATGACTAAAGCTATGAATAGGAATATTAATAATAAACTATTATTACAAAAAATGGAAGTTGACAAACAATATAAGAGTGATAAATGTGATATAAGATTAGGTGATTGTGTTAAACTTATTCAAGATATCCCAAGTGAAAGTATTGGTTTTTCTATATTTTCTCCCCCTTTTGCAGAACTATATACATATTCTGATAAAGTAGAGGATATGGGAAATTCAAAAGATTATAATGAATTTTTTACTGCATTTAAATTTCTTGTAAAAGAGCTTTATAGAGTAATGTGGAATGGAAGAAATGTAGCTGTTCATTGTATGGATTTGCCTATTCAAAAATCTAAAGAAGGATATATTGGTTTGAGAGATTTTTCAGGTATGATACTTAGTGCATTTCAAGAAGTGGGATTTATATATCATTCAAGAGTAACTATTTGGAAAAATCCTGTAACAGAGATGCAACGTACTAAAGCACTTGGATTATTACATAAACAGGTAAAAAAAGATGCTTCAATGAGCCGTGTAGGTATTCCTGATTATCTTATGATATTTAGAAAAGATGGTGAACATGAACATCCTGTTCATTGTAATATTGATGTGGATACTTGGCAAAAATTTGCATCTCCTGTATGGATGGATATAAATTACTCTAAAACTCTCAATGCGTTTAATGGTAGAGAAGATAATGATGAAAAGCATATTTGTCCATTGCAACTTGATACTATTAATAGATCAATTCGTCTATGGAGTAATGAAGGTGATACAGTATTAACTCCATTTTTAGGTATAGGATCTGAAGTTTACGAAGCCATTAAATTAAAAAGATTTGGTATTGGATTTGAGTTAAAAGAAAGTTATTTTAATGAAGCAATAAAAAATTGTAAAATGATAGAAAATGAAATATCGCAAACTTCTTTATTTTAATTTATAAAATAATAAACATGAAAACATTTTTTGAGTGTAAAATTCGCTACGAAAAAGTAGCAGAAAATGGGATGAATAAGAAAGTAAGTGAGCAATACCTAGTTGATGCGCTTAGCTTCACTGAGGCGGAAGCACGTATTATATCGGAAATGACACCGTTTATCAGTGGCGAGTTCACTGTTTCGGACATTAAACGATCCAACTACAGCGAACTGTTCCCCTCTGAGGAAGATGCAGCCGACCGCTGGTTTAAATGCAAACTGTATTACATCACGCTAGACGAAAAAAGCGGAGCGGAGAAAAAAACATCATGCTATATGCTTGTTCAGGCAGCCGATTTGAGAGATGCTGTAAAGAAACTTGACGAAGGAATGAAGGGCACAATGGCAGACTATGTGATTTCATCCATAGCCGAAACTGCCATCATGGATGTATATCCGTATGAGGCGGAAAATGATTCCTGTTTATCGGAATACCCAAGTGGACACAAGACGGGAGTTGTCATAGGCGGAAAGAGCGTCATTGTAGACAAAACGGGAAATTCAACTGTAGTTTTACCTAGTTAAATTTAATAAAATATGTCAAATGAACAACAAAATCAGGTTCTCCATCATTGGAGAACTGGAAGCCAATCTGATTATGTGGGAGTAGAAATACTCCCTAACGGTCAGTCTATTATTGCTACAATATCCCATATCGTATGGGATGAGAATGCAAAGGTACAAGGTAGTAAGAAACCATCATGGATTGCTTACTTTAAAGAAACAAACCTTGTTCCTAAACCTATGCTGTTGAACAGTACGAACCGTAAACGCCTTACTAAGCTGGCTCAAACTGATTATCCTGAAACCATTCGTGATTTTCGTGTCATATTATGCAAGGAACTGACACGTGACCCAAGCGATGGAGGAAAGGTCTACGGATTGCGTATAGGGCGTGATGTTCCGCCACCACCACAGAAAGAGAAAATGACAGTAAACTCTGATAAATTCAAGGCTGCATTGGAAGCGTTGAAAAGTGGAAAATGCGAAATTGGATACATCACGGCAAGCTATGATGTGGACGCGGAAGCTATGAAATTGTTTAACGAAGCAGTTAAAAAATAATGGAAGCAGAAGAAAAAGAAAAATTATGGCTTATGAAGAGGTGTGGTAAAATCACCTCTTCCGCCATTGGAAAACTTATGGTTTCCGGGAGAAGGGAAATGACACCTTCCGAACTAGAGGTTGCAAAAAAACAGGGTGTAAAGAGAAAGACAGTTGATGTTCCTTTCGGAGATACAGCTATCTCTTATCTTTATCAGGTTGCAAGGGAGAGAAGGTTAAACAAACCATGCCGACATATATCCACCTCTGACATGGAGTGGGGAAAGGATCATGAAAAAGACGCTATCGAGTGTTTTAACCATAACACGTTCTCTAGACTAATGTCCTGTGCGGATGATTTTGACGAAATTGTTTTTGTCGATAATATCTATGATGGATATGGTGATTCTCCCGATGGATATGGATTTGATGTCAATGGTAAATTGTCTTATATAGCAGAAGTGAAATGCTTTACTTCTGAAAGTAAGATTGAATATTTGAGAGAAGCCACAAAGGAACAGGCGATAGAGGAATACTATTGGCAGCTAATGTCGCATTTTCTTTCCCATCCCGATGTGGATAAAATGTATTATATCGTATATGACGGTAAATCTGATGATGATCCGTTTGATTTACGCCCGGTTAATGATCCGTCAAGGCTTTTGTATTGGGAACTTGACAGAAGCGATTATAAAGATGATATAGACAGGATGGAGGATAAGTTACAAATGGCTCTATCTTATCTTTCATTCAACGAACGGGATGCGAAAAAATACCCAATAAGCAAAGTAAATGACTTTGTTGGTGTTTCAAATATGTAACAGGTAATTGCAGAGTTTACACAAAAATAAGATAATTTATTGAACACGTTGATTATCAGGCATTAGCCCAAAAAGTAGAATGCCAAAATGATATAGGTTATTCAAGAAGAATTATTGTCTAAATTGCCATGACTACATTAATCAAGCACAACAAACCTAATCGTGGGGATGAAATAATCATCCCCTATCTTGCCATAGAAAACAATATCAACTTTATCATGCTCAATGGGGGTGTAGGTGATGTTGAACTTATGGACGGAACGAAATGTAAGTCAACAAGCTGCACTCCTATCAAATTTGATGATGCAGGAGATGATATATATCGTATATATGGTATAGGAAAAGAAGCATGGAAAATGGCATGGCTGAAAAGAGTACATGCCATGAGTGATGAAATTGTAAAACTAAAGTTAGATTTCAATGCCAGCAATTAGCGAATTATGGATAGATTATCCAATATCTTACCGTGACGAAAAAGGAAGGTTCGTCAAAGGTCATAATTACGGATTCAAGAAAGGAAGGGAAGTATCGGATGAGGAACGTGAAAAGAAAAGAGTTCTTATGAAGGAACTCATAAAAAAAAGAAAGGAAAACGGTTCTTATCTCGGTCATAGAAACCATACAAGGGCTGTAATTGCGATAGAAGATGGCACGAACAAATTCCTATGCTTTGAAACATGTTCTGATTGTGAGAGTAAATTAGGTATGGCATTTATAACAAATTAAACACAATTTAACTAAATTAGCTATGCTATAATTTAATTTATAGTTATATTTGCAATATGAAACGAGCGTATAAATATAGACTTAATCCTACTCCTGAGCAGATTGTTTTCTTCAACAAATCTTTCGGGTGTTGTAGGTTTGTATATAACTATATGCTCGGTAAACGTATAGAAGCGTATCAGCGTGACAAGACGAAGATAGGATGGGTTGAACTGGCTAAGATGCTTACAGAACTTAAAAAGGAAGATGGGAAGGAATGGCTTTCGGAAGTATCAAACGAGTGCCTACAACAATCCATAAGAAATATGGACAGCGCGTTCGTGAAGTTTTTCCGTGAAAAGGCAGGCTTCCCAAATTTCAAGGCGAAGCATTACAGCCGACAGTCATACAAGGCTATAAATTCGGTGTCTGTTGACCTTGACAACAACAAGGTAAGACTTCCAAAGATCGGATGGGTTAAATTCTTTCCGAACAGAAAGTTTGACGGTAAAGTATGTTCTGCCACGGTAAGCAAGACACCAACAGGTAAATATTTCATTTCTGTCCTTGTTGACGATGGAAAGGAAATACCTGTAAAGCCTGCTGTCAGATATGATACGTCTATCGGTATAGATGTCGGTATAAAGGATTTTGCAGTTTGTTCGAACGGTGATGTGTATGCCAATCCCAAATATCTTGAGAAATCGGAAGCAAGACTAAAGGTGTTGCAAAGAAGATTCTCAAAGACAAAGAAAGGTTCCAACCGAAGAGAACGGGCAAGAAAAATCTTGGCAAGACAGTATGAGAAGGTTTCCAACCAACGCAACAATTTCCTGCATCAAGTCACATCAAAAATTGTCCGTGAAAACCAAACGATAATCATTGAGGATTTGAATGTAAAGGGTATGTTGAAAAACCACCGTCTTGCAAAATCCATATCATCCGTTTCATGGAGCGAGTTTTTCCGACAGCTTGAATACAAGTGCGAATGGTATGGACGCAACCTTATACGTATCGGACGTTTTGAACCAAGTTCCAAGACGTGTATATGCGGATACGTTAATAGTGAATTGAAACTAAGTGACCGTGAATGGGTTTGCCCGAAATGCGGAAGGCACAATGATCGTGACATTCTCGCTTCGGTGAACATCAAACGGTTCGGACTAATATCACCCTTGGTAGAAGGGGTTGAGGACGTGGAGTGGTCGGCAGTAGCCGGGGCGGTGAAGCGTCAATATGTATGTGTATAAACGTATATAATTACCTTAGGTATGCCACAACGCTCATGTAGTTCTTTCTGCAAGGGTAAAAACGGGCATAGATGGAAAAATTTTAGATTGTTTTATGAATAACGTTGACGAATTTGAGAACTACGACAGGAAGTTGATCAAACTAAATAGTGATACTGTCATTTTGCTGCATATATTTAAGAAAAAACCAAACCATCACTTCGAGGATTGGATGGTTCTTCAAGACAATGAGGAATACTTCAAAAAGGAATGTGTTCCTGATTACGAAGATGCCGCCAGGCAGTTTGTCAAGCAGTTTGAAGGAGAAGAGTGTATGGCTTTTGTGATTGCATTGAAAAACGAACTTGAAAGAATGATACAAGAAGATGAGTACAAACGAAATAAGGCTAAGGGATTACCAGGAGGTGGGGATAACCCGTCTGAGAAATGCCCTAACTAATCATAAGCACGTCATATTCTCTGCCTGTGTAAGTTACGGCAAAACGGTCATAATGAGTTTTATGGCTAAAGGTGCTGTCGAAAAGGGAAATAAGGTGCTTATCGTATCCCACAGATCTGAACTTATGACACAGACAGGGGGAACGTTGGAAAGAGTTGGCATACAGGCTGAATATATCTCTCCTAAGCACAGGAATATACCCAAAGGTCTAGTAGTATCCGCAATGGCTCAAACTCTCCGTAGAAGGCTCGAAAAACCCGAATGGGCTGAATGGGTTAAGAGTGTATCTCTATGTCTGATAGACGAAGCACATTCGTCTGACGCGGATTATCTCTTTGAATCTGGTTTGCTTGATGATAAGTATGTAGTAGGTCTTACAGGAACCCCGATGAGAAGTGGGAACCAAAGGCAGCTTGGTATGAACTATGAAGAGATTGTAGAAACCGCTCAGATACAGGATATGATGGACCGGGGAAACATAACCAAGTTGAGAACGTTTACGGTTGATGCACCCGACTTGTCTAAGGTTAATACCGATTATCGTACAGGTGACTTTGATAGCAGGCAGATGGGGGCAGTGTTCAACAAGTCTGTACAGTACAAGGGGGTGATTGAAAACTATATGCGTATCTGCCCGATGAAAAAGGCAATATGTTTTGATGCCACACAGGCAAATGCGATAAGGATGTGCGCTGAATTTAATGAAGCTGGCATTCCTGCAAAATTCCTCATATCAGGTATAGACAAGAACAAGCCGGATGAGTTGGAGTTATATGAAAAATACAAGCATCTTACAGGAAACAGGGAACAGCTTATCAAGGATTTCCATGACGATAAATTCACCGTTATATGCAACAGTGGCATATTGTCTACGGGATACGATGAAACAAGTATAGAGGTTTGTATATTGAACCGTGCTACACAATCCGTTCAGTTTTATATCCAGGCAACTGGCAGGGCTATACGGCTTCACCCAAATAAAACGGAAGCATTTCTCCTAGACTTCGGTGGTAACATATCACGGCTCGGCAAGTTTGAGAAAGAACGTAAATGGTCTTTATGGCATAACGAAGGGAAATGTGAAGGAATACAAGGAGTGAAAGAGTGTAAACAGTGTGGTAAATATATTGCCATAACCGCTTCGGAATGTCCTTTCTGCGGATATGTATATCCAACCGAAAAGGAAATAAGGATGGCGGAACTGCAAGAACTGGTAGGAGATTTAAAGTTCGAGCAAATGACGCCTACTCAATTTTTCCAGTATGCGGAACTTAAAGGATACAATACTTATTGGGCGATACGGCAGTTGTATATCAGAAATACGGAATCTGATTTTCGTAAAGCCATGAAAGAATGCGGATATTCCAGCAAGTTTATATGGGGTTATATTCAAAGAAACAAAAAATAACATTTAATTATGGGAAAAAATTTACTTAACAGCGATGGTAAAATTGCCTTGTTTCACGAAACGATAAGGCTTGACTTTAATCTGCCCAAATACTCCGTTATAGAGCAGAAAGATCCTAATCCAAGTGTAATGTCTTACGATTTCCTAAAACAATACATGGAAAGCAATGACAAGGAAGGAGTGGCGGAATTTAATCTTACCGTTTCACCGACAATGCTTGATTCTGTAAAAACAAACCAGGAGCACAAGCAAGTAAGAACCTCTCTTCTTGGCATAAACCATAAGGAAAACTCATGGTTTAAAAAGATTAAGGACTATGTAGACGAATACAGAAGATCCAAGTTTGATGTGATACATTTCTTCTCTGAGGTGAAGATACAGACAGAAAACGAGATGAAGCAATACAGGGATAGGATAAAAGACTATATACTGATGCTAGGTTATGCTGAAAGATCCGGTCAACACGCCTTGAAAGAAAAACTGTTCCAAAACATGGTGATATGCAAATACGAAAGCATATTGTTCAGCAAAGGATTATACAAGGCTATATCAGAGGAAAATCTTATGAAGTTTGCAAAAGGATGTCCGAAAAATCTATGCCTTGATTACATATCTGACTATACAAGAATCATACCATTTGACATAATTAGGAAAAAGACGGACATAGACAAATATGAAATATTTGATAATTATGCCATTCTCCACTACGACTTTGATAACAACGGAACAGATTTACCGTCTGACAAGAAAAAAGAAGAGGTGGAAAAAAGAAAAGACCCTATTCTGTTTGGCGTTATTGCAGGAAGCAACAAACTATACTTCATAGGTGACTGGATTGACGAGTATTGCGATTTGCGGTTCGATGATGTGGTGAAACAATGTACGGACGATTTCTTGTCAGAAAACATTTCTTTGGATGATCTTGCAAAATAGCAATACAAAGTCTTGCAGGAACGGAGAGTATTGCTGTTGTCGCTGCAAGCATAGATATACGGTTATTATAGACGGTTTGTTTGTTGGATATGTCTGCTATATTCCTTGGTTTGAAAAACACGTTGCCATGAAGATAAGAAACAGCGGACATGACATGTGTGAAGGATTTGAGATGGTTGATAACAAACTTTAACCTTTTATTTTTCTCATATACCCCATTTCGTGATACCTTTGCCAAATACAATTTTTTTTATTATGGCTGAGGAAAAACGGTCTGCGGAAGAAAAGAAAATGCAGAAAGATATAGTAGTTAGTTACAGGAACGAGAAAGAAGGTAAAGGATGCAGGGGATTGCTTGTGGCATTTTTTTCCGAACTTCTCCATCCTGCTGTAAGTGGTAACAAGTCGGCTGAATTTCGTGCTCTAGGAGCAAAAAAAAGTATGCCTGACCTTGCTTATATACATGACGGTAAGATATATGGCATAGAACTTAAAATGCCTGACAGTAACCATGACCGTAATCATATAATAGAACAAGCTGATGTGATGGCTACATATTTCTTTAGAGGATATTTCGTATGGTCTAAGGAAATGTTGTGGAATATACTTGACGCTATCGAGCGTGGTCAGCCGGGGATGTCAAATACACTACAGATAAAAGATTATTGTATGCGTAACAGCACTACAAAGGTAAGTTTTGAAAAAATAATTAAAGAGCTGTTTCAATGAAAGTTATATATAACAAAATAATTCCATTCAAGGGGTACAAGTGTATAAATTTGTTTGGGGTTCTTTTCGTAAGAAAAGGATGTACGATGCGTGAAAGCGATTACAATCACGAAGCGATTCATACAAAACAAATGAAAGAGCTTTTGTATGTTCCGTTTTACATTTTGTATCTTTTGGAATGGCTGTACAGGCTTACACAAAAAGGTAATGCGTATAGGAATATATCGTTTGAGAAGGAAGCCTATGATAACGAGAACGACATGGATTACCTTGATAAAAGAGAACATTTTTCTTGGATTGAATACATTTGAATTTTACATTTATGAATAAGATAGTTTTTGATAGAAAAGTTTTATATTCAACGTTAAACTCAGCCAAAGCCTGCCTTTCCGATACAGGCTTGACGATACTTAAATGTTTTCGTTTTAAATATATAGCATCAGAGAATGCGATAGAGGTTACTTCATACAACAACCTCAATGAGATGCGTTTGATTATTCCCGTTATTGATTCAGACTGCAATGACGGGCAGGAGTTTGCAGTAGACGGAATAAGACTTGTAAAGTTACTCAAAACAGTAAAGGATTCCATTGTTACGGTAAAGATATATGATAAGGATATAATATTCTCTTACAATGGCAGTGAAGCGTCTTTCTTTGCAGAAGATGTGGAATCTTATCCTGATATTAAAATAGGTAAGCGTGGTACCGGGATAAGGGTCAACGTGAACAGGAATGATCTGTATAGAGCATTAAAAAGGAACATAGGATTTAATGATATCAGTGTCGTTGTGACCAGCCTTAGTGGAGTGGGGATAAATTTTATTTGTTCCAATAATTGCATTGATATATGTTCGTCCGATAAGATTGTATTTGTAAGAGATGTTATAGAATGTCAGCCGGATATATCAAAGGACTTGTGCATAAATGTAATGCCTACTTCGGTAAAGGAAGCGTTATCCTTTCTTGAAATGTTGTCAGAAGAAAATGTAACTGTTTCTGTATCTGATGATGAAAGAGTGATGTCTATATATTATGGGGATTTCGGTTCTATCTTTAATTGTACGCTGATGGAGGTTAAGTTTGTAAACTACCTGCCATTGGTAAATAATATAAAATCAAACTTTAATTACTTTATTAAAGCAAGAACTAGCGACTTGATAGATTCCCTTTCAAGAATAAAGGTAATGTCAGATGTATATAACATGTCACATTTTGTTTGCAGGGAGGAAGATAATAAAATGGATATAACATACACAAATGATGCAGGGTATAAAATATCGGAAAATGTCGGAATTGAAGGATCTTGTCAAGGGCGTTTTGATTGCAATCTGAACATTGAAAAGATGATTAACGCATTGAAAGTGTTCCCTGGGGATTATGTCACATTGGCATATACCAATCCTGAGAATAATGCTCCTATATGTATCATTAATGAAGAGGGTAATTATAAATTAATGGGAGTAGTAAACATTTTTAAGAGTTGATAACTATTGTTTAACCTATCGAATATACCGTTTTATTATTTTTGCAACAAAAATATATAACTCATGGAAAACGAAGAAAGAACAATTCAGATTCTCGCTGAAACAATAGATAGGTTAAACAAGACGATAGAATCACAGAACAGGTTGATTGAGGATTTAAAAAACAGACTTGAAACAATTCAGAACGAATATAGCCCTTCAATTATGACTGTAGGAGTATTGATAGAAAAGTTGAATAATACAAAGACAAGAAGCGGAAAGGTAAGATTTGAAGCATTATCCAAACATATAATGCCATATCTTACCAATCAGCTTTATGACGAGTATGATTTTAATGATGCCATTCCTACGTTCAAGGAAGTCCCGTCCGTTGAAAAGCCTGTCAATCGTGACATGATAGATGATATGATCAATGTTATAAAATCAAAGAGAAAGATAAGCGAATCATCCCAAAAGGCATATCTTTTAATGCTTAAAAGAATATTGTCCGAATCAAAAGAGATGAGCAAATATATCAATGATTATATTATCTCACTCAACGTAAAATCTCCTTCAAATATATCTCTTACGGATGAAGAAATAGAATTATTCTGGAATGTCGAGCCGTTTAACGTTACAGAAAAAATAGTAAAGAAATTGTTTCTGATTCAATGCTATACTGCCATGAGATATTCCGATATTTTCAGATTGAAAGATTCTATGATGGAAGGAAATGTTATTTCGTATATATCAAAAAAGACAGGTAAGAACGTTGAGGTTCCCGTACCTTCCAAGATTATAGAAATGATAAAAGAGGTTAGATCGTTCGATAAATACAACATAGAATCTTCCTTAAAGACTACTATGAATGAAGTTCTACCAACTCTTGGATGTAGAGCAGGTATAAACAAGCAGGTATTTGTAAGACGGGCAAATGTACTTATGAAAGGGCCGAAGTACCAGTTCATCAAAACACATACAGGACGTAGAACAGCTATTACCAGATGGGCTAATATGGGAATACCAGAAGGAGAACTGAAATCTATGGCTGGTCATTCTGATATAAGAACCACGAACAGATATATTACTGCAAGCGTATCAAATAAAACCAAAAATATTTTAACTGATGGAAATTTTGGAGAATGTGCTGTCGATTAACAAAGTAAAACACCTTCAAGAACTTGGGGTGAATACAGGTAACGCATCAATGACTTGGATGTTATATCCTTATGAAGAAGGCAAACAACCACAATTATCTTTACGAGAGTGGAGAACTTTCAAGGAACCGTTCAGAAAAGAACATTGTATTCCTGCACTTACTTTGCTTGACATCCTGGAACTGTTACCAAAAGAGATAGAAACAGGAACGGATACTTATTGGATTACAATGTATTTTAGTGACAATTGTTGGCATATATGTTATTCAATGTCGGATGAATTTGATTATTATCAAGAATTTTTATCTTACTCATTAATTGACGCATCTTATGAAATGCTATGTTGGTGCGTAGAGGAAAGGTTGATACCATGAAGATAAAACGGAATTAATTCAAAATGATATAGAAATGAACGATATACTATTCAAAAAAAATAAAAAGAGCAAACAGTAAATATGCTGAATACTTATTGGCTTGCGATAAAGTAGCTAAAGCAGCCCAAAAGCATATAAATTGGAACGATAGCGTAGGTTGTGCCTATATGCCGGGTGACGGTCTTTGCATAGAGATTGAAGCCTATGTTTGCCCAGCTACAAGATTTTTTGAGCTACCTGAGATTATCGGTAATGATATGATTGATGAATACACATATCGAATCAGTTGCATTTAATTTAAAAAAAATGAGAAATGAAGAAGATTAAAGATTTAACAATCAAGGTAGCTTATAGAGTTGGACTTAGTGATGTTGAAGTCCCTGACAAAGTTTATGATGAATTAGCTAAAGCTTATGATGAAGGTGGGTATGTACCTGAAGGGGATGATGAGCTTGAAAATGCAAATGAATGGTTATTAGATAATATCCGACAAGAGGATGCAATGGATTGGGAGTTTGAGATTGACGATTTTCAAGATGAATAATTCAAAACGATTTTGTAATGAGTAAAACAACAATTTATTATCTATTCCTAGTAGCAATGTATATGCTGCTAGGATAGATGAAAAGGAGAAATATGGATAAAGATAAATTCAACAAAGCAATAGAACTCAACAATAAAATAGAGGAATACAAAGATCATAAGATGGCACTTGAAAATTCTAACATAAAATATGGTGGTGGATTGATATTTACATACAACAGGATGCACAATGATGTACCATTAAAGGAAGAAATTTTTGGTAAAAATTTCTTTCAGTTATATCTGTATGCTTTGGATAGTAAGATAAAAGAATTACAAAAAGAGTTTGACGAATTATAAATAAAAATGAAGCAAATAGTGATTGGCGATAAGCCTTTAATGCAAATATCAGAAGAGGATATTTTGCAGGTTGCAGTAATTCAAGGATGCTGCGCTCATCCTGACTATTGGAATTATCCAACTTTGACCGAGTATGATAATACCATGTTTAGAGATTCAGTATGGTGTTCATACAAATCTACACGGAAAGAGGATAATCTAGATAGTGGCGAACTTACTTTCTTCTTGAATACCGAAGATTTGTCCTACCACTATCATAGAGAGTGGTCAACAGAAAAATGGCATGGAGAACGTCTTGGGTTAAACGCAATAAAGTTTTTGATTGAAAAGGGATACGATGTGCCAATTTATTAATTCAAATATAATTCAAAACTATCATGGAACAGAAAATAAAGGCTTATAAAGCATTTGATAAAGATTTATCTTGTAGAGGGTTTAAGTATGAGGTAGGTAAGGAGTATGAAGAAACAGGCGACATAAAGGCATGTGAGAAAGGTTTTCATGCATGTCCTTACCCTCTGGATGTTTTTGGTTACTATACGCCAGCCGGGTCAAGGTTTTGTGAGGTTGAGCAGAGTGGTAAAATAGACGATTCAGAAAGTGACAAGGTTTGTTCTTCAAAAATTAGAATAGGTGCTGAGCTTGATATAAGGGGGCTTGTGAAAGCAGCTGTATCTTATGTCAAGGAACGGTGTACTAACGAGTGTAATGCGGAACCGGGAAAACCTGCCACGGCTGGTAATTATGGTGCTGCCACGGCTGGTGATAGTGGTGCTGCCAC